ATCGTATTGTGTGTAAAATTGTTTGAAATCATTTAATAGCTTAGGCCGTTCAAACGCTTCACTGTGCGGAGTTTTTACTATGTCCAAATAATCAATTAATCGTTGTAAATGATTATATTCATGTTCGTGATATAATTTTGAACTTTGAATTCCTGCTAGGAAGTTGACCAATTGATTACGATAATATGTACGCAAATCATCGCTTAATACTAAAGGACTTTGGAAACTGGGGAACCGTAAAATATTTAGTGTAAAGCTCACACGTTCACGCCCGTAGAGCACTTTAAGATGCTCCAATGACTTTAACAGATCGGGTAGACTATCCAAGCACAGTGCGTTAATTGTACACATACAATGTAGCGCACGAATATCATCTGAGTCTAATATTTGTTGTACGTTACGCAACCATAAGTTATAATCTAACCCATCGCGGATATATTCTGCTTGGGCACGAGTGCTTTCCATGCTAGTGTATATGTCTACTTCTAATCCTTCTATACTAGCGAGCAAACGCTCAACGTCCACTTGCGGGCCTAAGTTTGAGTTAATAGCTAGTCTTGTCGTGGATTTCCCTTTGTTCTCTCGGAACCAATCCAAGAGCCTCCAGGTTTCCCCCGACATAAGCGGCTCGCCACCTGTAATGCGGAGTTCTTGAAGCGTTTTATGTAAGTCTGATTCCCACCACTTGAAGAAAGCTCGGGCGTACGGATTCTCTTCACCATAGCGGTATAGTTGAGCACTTCCATGCGAATGAGTGAAATGGTTACGGCCATCACTAACAAGAGCAGTGTAAGGGCCATTGCGATCGATATCTTTGACCCAGGTGCTTGAAAAGGCAGGGTTACAATAAGAACAAGCGAACTGACAAGTGCGATCGAAAGCGATTTCGAGTGTACGTAAGTCCACATCTTGATCAACAGGTGTGTTATATGCTTCATTTAAGGCCTCTATAGGATAAATTTTACTCTTATACACACGGTCGCTAACGGCATCAACGCCCATGTCTTCTATCTTCCAACAGTATTCACAACCAGCGGGGCGGTCGCCCTTTAACATTAACTCACGGTCATGTTTCTTTTGCGCTGTGTTGTGTAATAGTTTAGGATTCTTTTGTACTTCGTTTATATCTACTAAATGTGCCGGCGGGTGATGGCAACTGGTGGTCATACCTGAACCCAACCATATGGTAGCGTTGTACCATTTGGCCGCACAAAAACTAGCTGACTTTGCGTCAAGTATTTGACGTTTAAATTCTAAATCATTCATTGATAAAATTACGGAAACGATCAGGAAATTCTCTACGCACACGATATCTCATGTCCGCGAGATGTTGCTGATTGTATTTACATATAGTATAACACTGTCTAAGGAATTGAACAAGATCTTGTTGACACAATTCTTCTACTATGTCAACGATCCGTTCTATACGTTTTTGGTTGTCATCTATTAGGTCAAAGGACTCATCTATAACATGACTAAATGTGCAAAATCCTAAGTTTCTAAGATCTCGGTAAAAGCCTCGATTGGCTACTGCTATAAATGGGTGCCCCATGGCTATGGGTTTCCATATCTTTTCTGTTCTAAATGAATAAGGATATTCAAATACTGTTTCGGTTACTAGACTAAAGTAAGTGTCAATGTAAGGTTCGGCTTTGAGATATATTTCGCCCCATTCGTTATTAAACAAGTCAAACTTTACATAAGTGTTGTTAGTAGTTGGATTGGCTGTAGAACTGTATCGATCAACTTCATAATATGGATCTAGTGTACGAGCAGGACGCACCATGGACATTAGGTCTTCACCATGGTGTTCTAACTTTATACTACGACGTAGTGCTGATATAGCATCCAAACTAGTCCATAGACTTTGGTCTAATAATCCGTTTAATCTAAAACGTTCCAGCAGATATTTTCTACTGGCTCGCATGCGTCCATTTAAAAATAAAAACTTATAAGGTTTAGTTTCCTTATTGTATATGTCGCCGATGCGTTTGGCCGTCTGCACGTTTAGCTCATAGTCATATAGCTTAGGAAGAAAACTATCATAGGCCAAACAACGATAGCTTGGATCCATAGCACCACCAGCAATAATACCAATCTTCTTTTGTTGTGCTAGATCATTTATACCAATGTGGCAGCAAGCGCCAATCATTGTTTCAGATCCCTCGTGTGGATTACTCAGTATAACTCGTATGACATTTTGTTCAATTAATGGACGTATGCGACCGACATGTTCAATAAACTGCTGGCGCCCTATTAGGTATATTCCCCCAGGAACAATATCGTGTTCGGCAAAGTTCCAGAACTCTGCATCCGCATGCGGCTTGAGTAGGTCATAAACTTCGCAAAAAGTATCTAGTACCAGCTTATGATTGTCTAGCATGATACTCACACTCCGACCACCAAGCAGACATTTCTGGGAATGTTTTTAAGAAATCTGTGCCACGTCTACGATCGTGTTCATTAAAGAAACGATAAAAATCTGCCTTGTTTTTATTAATATATTCTATAGGCAACTTTTGTCCGTCGCGCATCCAGGTGATGTCACGATCTAGTCTGGCTATTTCATAGTCCTTAAATCCTTTAAACCTCTTGTCTTCTGTTTCTGCTTGGCGTATCATCCATGCCCATAAGTGTTCCAAACGATCTGCGTATGCTTCGGGCAGTATTTGTAAACTCTGCCAAGTGGGTTGACGTAGCACAGGCGTATCAAACCACACACGCTGATAAGTGTTTGAATACACCTTGCGTAATCCTAGTATGCCGGCAAATAAGTTTTCCAATGTAGGTACACTGAGATTGTTCATAGTTACAATAAATGTAATTGAATTGCGTCCGGGTATGTCAGTTAGAAACTGATTTACACGATCCCAAAGTAAGTTAAAATCTAATCCGTGTCTAATGTATTCTGCGTGTGCGCCCCATGCATCTAAACTAACATATTGCATGAAGTGTTCAATTTTTTCACCCTCACAAAGTTGTTTGACATAAGCAAGATATTTCTGCCAAGACTTTTCGTCTACACTAAAGTTTGATGTTACGTTTAAATGTAAATTGGGTTTTGGGTTGGCTAGTACATAATCAAATACTCTGTAGGTATTCTTGTCTAACAGTGGTTCACCGCCAGTCATTCGGAAGTGCTCTAGTTCTGGATATAACGTGGGCCACCAAGCCCAAAACGCTTCTACGTATGGATTGTGCTCGCGTACAGGGATAGGCCGATTACGGCCAGAAAAATGGTTAGGATCGTTATGAGTAGTACTTGTAGGATATCCCCCGTGGCGCTCAACTTCTTCCGCCCAAGTGGAGCTAAACTGCGGTGAGCAATAGCTACAAGCAAGATTACAAACATGATTAAAATTAACTTCAACATAACTTGGAATAGCATCTTCGTCTCCTGTGCTATTTACGATCATTTCAAAGTCCTTGGCAGCCCATGGCTCGCCCGACCGATAATGTCTATCACTTAGTTTGTTGTTGTCTTCCATAGCCCAGCAGTATCCGCACTCTTCTGGGCGTTCGTGACGGAGCATGATTTTACGTTGTTCTTTCTTATGTGGTGTGTTGTGTAGTGCGCTTGGGTTGTCTGCTAGTAAACTTGCGTCTATAGCGTGTAGCGGTGGGTGATAACAACTGTTAGTCAATCCAGTAGTTAAGTGTAAACTAACTTGTTTCCATTTGGCCAAACAAAGTCCACGCCCAAGTTTTGTCTGCATGTCCTCAGCCGATGTAAGGAACTTGCTTTTAAATTCTGCAGATACTTCATCACCTTTGTTTTGCATTGTAATTTTGTAATTGATCGTATAATTTAATCACGCCATTTTCATTTAGATGACCGTCTGATAATCTATCGCTTGGCATAATATATGGATAAAACAATTCAGTTTTAGTATTTCTTGTTTGCCACGAAAATGGTATTACTGTTTTTCCTTGGCTTATTAAAAAGGTCACAAGACTGTCAATTAACATATCACTAAGATTATCACAAAACGGTCTTTCAAATACTGTGTAAAAATATTTGTGTAATTCAGTGTGTGTATCATCGAGATCTTTGGTCGAAAGGTCTAATCCAAGTCCGTGGAATCCAGCAAAAAAATCTAAATTATCATTATGATATTTGATGCCAAATCTTTCTGCAAATGTAAAACCTAATACAAATACATCATGATTTTGATATTGTTCATATGTGTCAGTGGCTATTAACAAATTGCTTTTTCTTGGACGAGAATGATCGGTTACTTGATATCCACCACGATGTTCAAACAAGTGCCCAAGGCTTTTATCTCGATCCAGTCCTTGTCCATATGTCAAGCTACACCCATCAAGGTATAATTTCATTACCACCCTTCTTGACTCCTAATAACGTCAATCTCTCTTGTCATAACACCGAGATTATGCCAATTACTGCGATAATGTTGTTTAAAGAACTTGCTTTCCGGGTCATTCATCATTGTAATAGGTAAGTCTAGCTGATCAACTAAATCTTCTGCTACACGTCCGGCAATAATCTCTGGATTATGTCCATCGATAGTAGCGTACAAATCTTTAAGAGCATTAAAGTCTTGAACTAGCTTGTAGTCCCATTCAGTTAGCATGGTCATATATGTGCCCATACGTGCACCAGTAATAGCCCAGATACCATGTTCTACGTCGCGCCCAACATTATGCCATATAGTTAAGTGATCTAAATTACGTTGATGTACACGATCTTTAAATTCTGCGAGACTAGGTTTAGCACCTTTGTTTAAACACATTTTAACGCCTTCGCGGAATCCTGCTCGCCAAGCGTGGAACTCACTTTGATTAGGATATGTTGTTGAGTAGCAGTCATGCATGGCCCAGTAGTTAGGATAAAAACAAAATTCTACATCATTTTCTACTGCACCATCACTAGCTTCGTGAGTACGCATGTTACGCACAAATTCACGTGTCCAACTGCTAAGTCCGCCGTTGCCGTACATCAATCCGTTGATATGATTCTTTGCTCGCCAACGATACACAGCACCTTCCCACGCTTCGTCTGGGAATTCTAGCGTTAAGTTAAAAAATTTCTCGTTAGGTAAGTTATCGCCGTCAATAAGAATAAAGCGTTCAGTAGTACTGGCTTCGGCGGCCGCTTTGTGTGCGGCATCCGATCCTTTGACTCCATCTACACGTGTGGCCCATGGAATCATGTTCTTAATCTTAACCCAGAATTCTTCCTTCTGTGGTTCATCATAACTTAGGTAAATGCAATCTAAGTCAGCTATGTCAATCGATTTCATTAGTTTTTACACTCCATTTGGTATGAGGCTTTGTTTGATTAACTACTATACAAACATCGTGTGGATCGCAACAAGTACCTTGTTCACTAGGTTTGAGTTTCTTTATTGTAATCTTGGGAACTATTTCTACAATCTTTTCATTGATTACACGAACATTGGGTAAACTTTTTGCGTATGTTGCTTGATCTATCTCTATATACTTACCGGGTAGATCCTCCATGGTATAACATATTGGTGTGCCATCATCGTTGTAGTATAATCTATAGAATATAGGTTTAGATTTAGGCATGTCATGTAGTATACTCCAAAATTCTTCGTGTGTCATTGACATAACCAATCCTTTATATGATAGTGTACCAATCCATGTTGTGCTACAGTTTGTATGCGTAGTCCCGAATCAGTAAATTCCCAAACCAATTCTTGTGTCCAGTTTTCAGTTGTTGTATCAATTATCCTACGCTTCATGTGTACAATCTGTGGACCAAAGCCTTGAGGCAAAGTCACACGTTCCACGCCCATGATTTCAGCGGCCATGGCGTACACCACGTCTGTACTTGGGTTGTCTTCTGGAAATTTAATCAGCCGCTTGTAATCTTCCCAATGCTGGAAGATGTTTTTAACTGTATCAAAAAACTCTTTTGCTGTTGTGCTTAACCGCCAGTAAGTAATAGCATTATACACATCACTAAAACTATTAGCATCAAAGATTTTTCGATAAAATCTACTTGTGGACTCTTCATCATAAAAATTTCTACAGCCTTGACTTATAACTACATCACGGTGTTCAAATAACGTCCACCAATGATCTATAGGACCTGCGGCAATCATGTCTGCTTCTAGTTTGATTGTTTGTCTATAAGGGCTAACTTCAAACATTTGCCAATCGTTGGCCCAGCCACCCTGGTTACCGTGCGGCAACATATCTTCTGTAACAATAGTTATATTAACATCAGGGTGGTGGCATAAAATGCTGTCTCTCAAGCGTTCAGCACAAGACACATAGACGTCACCTATGGCTGGAATTAAGTATCCACGTTCATGCGTTACTGGCAACTATGTCTCCTAGGTGTTTCTTGCCCATAGCATGGAAGTCTTGTCCAGTTAGTTTGATCCAACGTGGTCTCCCATCGTGTGCTTGATAATCTATTCTATAACTGTCTTGGTCTAACTGTGAGAGTTTATGACCTGGGATTAAACTTGCCAATGGCCATGGAATAGTTGGATAATCTAACACATGTCCGTTGACAACATTCAATGCGATACTCAGTGCATGATCATTACGATAAGTGTGTCGATTGTTATGATACAGTGCGCGATAATGATCCCAGTTGTCTCTAACCATGCTCATAGTATCAAATATTAATTCAGCAGTCTTGCTTCTACGGAACATCATCACAGTGGCCCATGCCATGGGCATGTTGTACTGTCCAAAGTGATTAAGATCATTGAAATCTTGTAGTCCTGTAATATCGTATGCTGTTTGATGTGCTAAAAAATCTTTGTTGGCTTCGAGCAACACTTTTAATTGATCACTTGCTACAACATAATCAGCATCGAGCACAAGTGTACGATCCCATGGACTTAGTTCATATGCGTTAGTTCTTGTTTCATTATGCCAAGTTACATTATTATCATAGTCACTGAAGTAACGACTGTTTGTTCCTTTAGGTGTACCTGTGACAATATGTGTAGGAATACCTAGGTGGCGTTCAATATTCTTTGCTGACCACTGGGCCATGGCCAAGTAATCGGTTACTTCGTTATTATAGGCAAAGATAAGTGCGCCAGTAGTCATCTGTTCTTGGATAGTTGCTCGTATTCTACTAACCATGCATTCATTTGTTCTTGCCAACGACGATGACATTCAGTATACAGTTCTTCTGGGTTGACCTTTACTGGATTATCATACAAGTCTAATAACACAACGTCTGGATCCTTACACGCAAGTAATATGTTTAATAATTCTGGTCCGGCCTTCCACATACCACCTGCGTGAGCAAATAGCATTTTGGCTTGATATTTTTCTTTGAGCAGGCGTTTGGCCGCGGCATGCTCAAAACGAGCACGACTCTGCTTAATTAAATCGTCAGTATTCATGAGTAAATTATACAGGAAATAAGGACAAAAGTAAAGGGTCCGAAGACCCTTTGGTTAACCTAACTAGCTATTAAGCTACCGAAGCTGCCACAGTCGGAGTACCCCAACTGTTGGTCAAATAGGTTGTTGCTGGTGGAACAAATCGGCATAATACCGCTGGAGCTGTACCAAATGATGTATATGGGCTGGCTGTGTCTGTACCACCTGAAATATTACATGTAGTTCCTGCCACACTAACCGCCGGCTGATACCAAGTAGTTACAAGTGTTAATGCTGTAGATCCAGCATTTACTGCGGCAGTAACACGAATATATTCGCCAGTATATGGAGATACTGAGCTGTTCAACTGCCACATTGTTGTTGCGGCGGCTCCTGGAGTTAAACTATACCAACCAGTTGTGGTTAAGTTTGGACTTGGTGTACCAGAACCACCAACACGTGTAAATCCTGTATAACTTGTACCGGCAATGGTTTGTGCGGCACCGTTAACACGACCACTTAGATACAACGCACCAACTGTTCCAACAAATGTATTCCAGTCAGCATCAATGTCTGTACCTGTTGAACTCTTGTTCATATCCAACCGAACTAAACCGCCTGCATTCCAGAAATAACGTGCTTGGTCGGCACTTGGAAAAGTTACTGTATGAGTCCAGGTGATTGTCCAGGTTGATTGACCAGATCCTGTGGCAGTTGTTTTAGCTGTTGAACCAGTCCAAGTAGAACTTGTTGTACCACTTGCGGCAGCATTACCGCGATTAGTTGTTAAGCTGGTGATATCAGTAGCAACGTTGGCTAAAATACTAATTGTGTTACCTGTTACTGGAGCCGTTCTTGATGTTAGTGTAGTATTTGTTTGACTGCCCATACTAGATAGTGTATTAACTAAACTAGCCCATTGTGTAGCGGTTACTGTGCCACCTGCTGATACTTGTCCGATAGGAGTTTGACCCCAACCTTTATCTCCGGTTCCAGTCCCCCAAACGTCATTTACATTTGATCCAGAAGTAGTTGCTACAAATCCGTTGTAGTCTGTTGCCTGAATTAATCCACCAACTGAATATGTCATTTTTATTTCCTAATTATTTAATTGTAACGATCGCTTCTACGGTGCCTTCGCCGGCTTCTAGTTTGTCTGCTAGGGCTCGACCGATTACGTTAAATGCTGTGGCTTCACCGTTTTGTGCTGATCTTGCGCGACCATTGCCTGCTGATACAAGACGATCACCTTTGCGAACTTGACCAACAACTTTAACTGGTACACGTCCAGTCATTGCAACTGGTGGATGTGTTTCGTCTGTACCTGCCTGGCTGTTCATCAAATAGGCTGCACGAGTACTTATCACACCGAACACAGAATCACTTAATTCTGCACTTACTTTGGTAATTTCTGCACTGCCACCTAACTCAACAACGGTACCTGCTTCATAAATTGTATCTGCGGCAAAACGTTCTGCAACGTCAGCGTAGTTAGCGTTAATTTGATTACCGCTGATTGTACCATTGGCACCATTAACTGTCATAACAGGAGTTTGTACGCCACCAATGTTTACGCTCAATTGGATGTTACCATTGAGTGTCTGATTGGCTAGTGTTACAGTTGTACCAGCTACACTGGCCTTGAAATCACTAGAGGCACCAACTGTTAAACCAGAATTGTTTGTAATTGCCAGTGTTCCAGACATTGACTGAGCATTGGCTGTTTGTACAAAGTTGCTTGATGTGTATCCACCAAGATAGTTGGCAGAGTTAGCTGTACCTTGGAACAATGCGCCAGATACAGTACTGCTTAATTGGAATCCTGGACTAACTGTAGCAAAGCCTGTAATTGATGGGCTTGGAGTAAAAACTGCGTCTTTTGACATAATGCCAACGATAGTACCATTGACATAGAATTTGATAATAACGTGGTCGCCTGAGCCAGTTGAACCAACTGTGTCAGCAAACGCACCTGTTGTACCTTGTGTTGAAGTAAATGCTGGACCAACTAATAACCATGCACTACCAGTCCATACTTTTAACTGTGCATTAGTTGTGTCATACCACAAATCACCAGTTACGTTTGATGTTGGTGCACTTCCTGAAGCAGTCGCAGCCGAGATAGTTTTAAATGTTGAACCATTGTAAACTTTTAATAAACTATTACCACTGTCCCACCAAAGCTGACCAGTTAATGGTGCACCCGGTGGTGTTGAGTTAGCACCGTTTTCTAATAGATGAACAAAGTTTTCATCTAAAAACTGACCGTAGCCGGCATAGTTTTTACCAACTAACGTCATTGACGTTGTGGAATTGTTAATAGTACCATCTGCGATAGTAGTTAAGAAAGTACCATTTGTTAAATTAATTGTATATGACATGTGTTTTTACTCCGTATTTGTATTTACCAACAAATAATATATCTATATTTATGTAGAGCTTAAATTGGTCAACGTCTGTATTCTTAACGTATAATCAATTTGGATCTGTCTGTTTAAACTCTTCTGAACTGGGTGGAAAATCACATGCGTAATTAAACGCAAATCTGTAGCACTTCCGTTCCAGCATTTTAACCCTAGCTCATCAAATACGTACTCACCGTTAAAATTAGTAGAGTTATCAAATGCTTGTTGACCAGCAGGCTCGCCATAGTCCAATAAACAAGTTACTAAAATATCAGTATACACCTTACCTGTGGTATGTAATACTGTCATTTTATTGTTTGCAGGATCTGTATTGTTAGCAGAGTTATCATCTACTACTTTGCTATATGTTTGGTTATATAAGTCAGCGTTTTGACCTGTGGTATTTGGGGGCAAATATGTAATTACACCAGTTGGATCCACGCTTGAACCACCGTTACCAAATGCCATTGAATAAATCCAGCCACCGCCTTGTGCGCTGGTACGATTGCTTAATGTTTCAGCCATGGCAATCGAAATATTTTCATAGTGGATTGCGTTCTTTTTATCCACTAAAATTTCACCAGACTTAGGATCGTGTATTTTTACAAATCCTTCAATTTTGGTTAGTCCAGGTTGAATAATCATGCTCTTTTCTCCACTATTACTTCTTTTGTATTCGGGTCAAAAATCTTAATAAATCCCTCAACTGATATTGAACCAGTTTCATTAGGGCGTTTTTGAGTATTGGCTTGCGGTTGAGCAGGCTGTTTACTTGTATCGTTATTAATCATACGTTATTTACCTTAAATTTCGCCCCGTAAAAACTTGGCAGCCTGGGTATCAGTTTCTTGTAACGACTGATTAGCCACAGCAGTATCATACCACCAAACTCCACGTCGTACTAAAATAGTAACATCAGAACCAGCTATTGGAGCAGTTGTAAATGTTACTTCTGCAGGGTTATCGTTGGTCACAGTATAGCCACTTGTTTGTAGTATTCCACCAACGTATACTTCTACTGATTCATTACGGATGGTGCTATCTTCGAGTAACAAGTTAATGTCACTAGCGGTAAACACTGTAGTTGATCCGTCGGCAAGTGTGGTGTTACTTACAACATAGTTTTGATCGGCTAATGGTAACAAATTACCACGGCCCATGTCATACACAATAGCACCTGTGCTATGAGATGCGGCTGCTGTACCAGCTGTTCCACGTAATAAACTACTTACGGTGTTGTTTACAGTATCACGCTCACGATACATAATACGCTCACCATCGATTGTAATCACACCCCAAATGTTTACAGTCAAATCTGGCTCACTCAGTGCGCTGGCATCAGTGACATAAATGATATCATCGTATTGTCCTAATGGCTCAGCTAAAGTAGTAGTTGTCTTGGGCGTCATACGATATGTTGCTTGAACACCACGCATATCTTGGAAGATACGGAAAGAAGCAGGACCGGGCACAACGCTTTGTGTAAGATCTGTAATCGCTACCACTGCCTCAGGAGAAATCGCTGGACCCTGAATTATAACTTTGGAGCCACTTACTGTGTATCCTTGATTGTTAAACAAGAAACGACCATCTATAGATACAAGATTTCGATCTGGATTAGTAATCACCGTACCTGTTTCAAATACGTTAAACTTCTCTTGCTCACCCACACTGTAATCAAACGACCCAGGTCCGTTGTTTACAGCATCTGGAGAGAAATCTGTGGTGTCGAATCCTTCGCTGAATATAGTACCTTGAACTTCTGGTCCAACAAACACTTGTGTTAGTAGTCCTTGCTCACTTGGATCATTCCAAGTGATAATATCAATCATATCTCCCCATGTTGGCATTAAACCATTGCCTGGAACAAAACTTAATGTGTTGCCGACTACCCAATATTGTGCGGCTGTTCTTACGGCGATCTCAATAACATCACCTGCCGCCGGTGCTTGTGTTAATGTTACTGTACGGAGACTTGATCCATCATACGGATCAACATTAAATCCAACACCTAGAACTAGAGCAGTTTGATTGATGTACACGCTTACATCGTTATTAGAAATTAGTCCTTGACTATAACCGCCACGATCAGGTAGATCATATGTTACAGTTGACCCATTGGCTATATATCGAACGCCTTCACTTGGACGTGCTCTAAATCCATTAACTGTAACAATTAAGTTAATTGGATTGGTGCCTTGTATACTATTATCTAAAGTAATAGAAGCACTGCCATCAGACATTACTCTTTGGAATACTGGCAATGACCAACTATGAGTTGTTCCACTTCCAGCATAACCTAATGCTGTTAAATTAATACGGTCTGTAGCACCATAGGTGTTTGTAAATGTAATCTTTGTTGACGAATCAGTATATGCGGCAAAGGTGTAGTCAACTCCATCAATTAACTCTGTTTGACCATTATAGATTACAAACTGATAAATTGAGTTTGCTGGTGGAATAGGGTCAGAGCTAGTTGGGAATGGGATAATAATTGAACTTACACCACCACTAGTAATATCGTTGCCTAAATAACTCTGACTCATTAATTGATTACCACCGCCGGTGGCTGCCACAATTACTTCAATAATGTTGCCATCTGACGCACCTGTGCCCAGGGTCAATTCATAGTCTACCCAGTTGTAAGCAGTTGGCTCAATTAATCTACCAGTGGTAACATTAAATGCCATTACTACCATTGGTACTGTCAATAATCCAGCAAAACTTACAGTAGGTTGTAAAGAGTTAAAAATAATTCGACGATCATTAATTGGCATGCCATGACCGTTACCAGTCCAGTCAGCACCCGGTGTTGTATAAACACGTAAATCTAATGTGTCAAATTCTGCACCTGGAATTAGCTCCTCTGGTGCATGACTCTCGTAGGTGTCAATGTAGGCGCCACCGTCAACATTAATGTCTGTTGGGCGTGTGCCTAGGTACAAGTCTTGATAGTAACTTTCGTAAATAGCGTCAAGAATAGCAGGGTCGTATGTTGGGCGACCTTCTGGGCCATAACTGATATTATCGTATGGGTTGATGTCATAGTTACCCACGTCAAAACCTGTATTTTGACTAAACAGTGGACCAAATACTTGAACTCCTGGATAGTCAATACCATCAATTAATAAACTTAGCTGACGACCAGGTTCATTGGCAGTTGGAGCATAGAAACCTTGTGTACGATCAATGCCACTTAATGATGATGCGCTAACGCTTGTCCAATAATCTGGATTAAACTCAGTAGTGGCTGGTACTGATGAGATTGCCTGCCAAACTTGATCAAAGTATCGAACTTGTGTTCCTGATGTATAACTTGTGCCAGCTGTCCAATCAACGATGTTTGAAGTGTATTGGTAACGGTCATATTTCAATGTTACATTGAAGCTTCTTACTAGACCATTGCCCATTACTGGAACAATTTTTGCACCAGTACCTGTACCAGTAATTGTAATACTTGGAGTTGTTATATATCCACTTCCAGGATTGACGATTGTTACGCCAACAATTTGACCGGCACTATTAATAATTGCAGTCAATTCAGCTGGTACTGTTGCTTCGCCAACCACGGTTAATGTTGGTGCGGTGGTGTAGCCTGTTCCACCATCAATAATAACCACATCATCTAATTGCAAGGTATAATTATTAAACCACTCATTATATGGCAATGTGGTCCATAGGCTTGAGTTGCTTGGCGTATCGCTGTTGTTATTTGGTCGTCCAGTTCCCACTGCACTACTTTGTGTGTAAGGCAATAAAATTGGGCTAACATATTGAGGAATCAACAAGTTAGTATCATAATATGCTGGTAAATCAAAGTCAGTAAGTGTGCCAAGATAATCATCGGCACCATTGTATACTAGATTAAATTCACGAATTTGAACGTGGTATGGTTTAACTTCCTGAATATAATTCAGAACAAAATCTTGATTGTCGTGGCGATAAATTTGATAAGGAATCAACTGACGAATATTATGCACAACGTCTATCAAGCTGGTCTTCATTAACCATTCTGGATTGGTTGACTCACTGAGAATATACTCAAACACCAACATTAACAACTGATTTCTTTCGATGGCTAATTCATTGATAAAGATTTGCTCATTGATCGCTTGAATAATCTTGCGTGTTTCAATGACTGGTTCTTGATCAAAGTACTGAGCGTCAAATACTTCAATGTCAAAACCAAATCGACCAAGAGGGTAATTCCACAATGTTTCGCTGAATTGTAGTGTTCCGTTTTGCAATCCTACACGGGACCATCCGGTTTCAGTTAATAGATAAATTTCCCACTTACCCTGGGCATTAGATGTAACTTTAACACTAGATCCAACTGGGACCGATAATGTTGCTAAACCTGCATAATTTGGTACTTCGTCTATAGGAACAATAGTTCTGTTGTATCCTGGATCATACCAATCAATAGTGTACCAGTACTTGCGTGTGTCGTAATTTTGTACACGTGTTAACTGCGTGGTCTTGGATCCAACTAAATTGCCGGCAATTACTGTATAAATTGTCCATAAACCATTGTTTGTTGAATCGCTAGCGATCAGGTACTTGTAACCAACTGGAACCAGTGCCAAATCTTGATAGCTTAATTCTTCAATTGTTGCTAAACGTTTATTCCATTCACCGCTGGCCGCAGTCGGCTCTGGATCGCTGGAATACAATAAACTAATGTTATTTTTTTCAATAATTGGGTAAGAAGCAATTATTGAATTTGCACGAGTTAGATAATTTTTAAGGGCCCCAAATCGATCTACAAACATTGATTGTCGAGGTCTAAATTGAACTCCATAACGTTCAGGTGGACTCAATGCAGGATCTGGAACAATAGCACCGGTGTTGTTTACACCGCAGAAGCTATCTTGCAATTTACGATATAAATTACCTGTAATAAAACTGTCAGACTTACCATCGGCAACAAGTTCATATTCGGTATGAATAGCATCGTCAGTTGCCACACGATCGTATTCAACATGAAGAATAGTGTCTGATGCAGAAATAAATTCTAATCCGTTATAGATAGCTAGAGTATTAGCATTAAGAATAGCCACATAAGGAATACCACTGCTTTGTGGACTTTCAATATAACGTGTGATGCCAGTAGTGCTTAAAGTTTTACCAGCACCAGTGTTGATTGTGTCAATGCCTGTTACCCAGAAATAATAACGTGTCTGGAATGTGCCTTGTACTGTAAGGTTAGATTTAATAGTGTAGCTGGTTGTGCTATATGGAGTTCCGGGGCCTGTGTATTGTGCAGGAGGAACAGAACTTTCAACCCATTGATAAACATCTACATGACTTCCAGGGAACAACTGGCTCCAACGACGGCTTGCGTATGTAATATCATCTTGACTTGGATCAATAAATCTAGTGTTGGTAATGTCCCACCAAATTTGCCCAACACGATCTACACTCCAATAATTTCCGTTGTTGTTTACAGTACCAGTATTGTATTTGGCTGGATCGTTTACAGAAATAAAATCAATATTTCTAGAGGCCGCACCAAGTATCTTACCTTGCAACGGATTGATAAAATCAAAATAATGAGCTGTGGTATTCTCTAGTTTATCAAACATGTACACACTGTTGATTAATTCAACATCGCCTACTGGAGTTTGTTGACGTATTGTTGTCCAAGCAGGAAGTTGTGCTGGATTATCAAATGCTCTCACACGACCATAGTTAACTGAACTGTCACCAAGATCGGATCCAGGCGCACCAACTAATAATCTTCCACTGGTGTAGTCTAATGCGGCGCCCCACTGGTCAAGTCGTTGAGCGTCTTGATCGTATATTTGTTGACCAAATACAAAATGACCTGGGTTAGACAAGCTCTCACTTGTTGAACCTAACCAATCATAGGTGTAAACTGCACCACTTTGAATTGCGGTGTCAGAGAAGATAGTACTGTGATCATCAAAATAAGTTTTTCCGCTGTCAAATATAACCGGCTCGTATATATTTCCGTTGGGGGCACCGACAACCAAACTATTATAGTCAACGTCCATAAACACTGATGCGCCAAAATTAGCGTTGGTAACAGGATTTGGACTGGTGATATTTTGAATCCACTGCCAAGGTTCGAATCCTAGATCATCAAATGCAGTTCCAGTTACACCTGGTAACACATTGACATAATCTTCATCTGCCGCATTTTTATTAATAATAGTAATTGTTAAGAATCCATTGGCTGTTGATGCTACAATGTTAGGAATTCCAGAATTATTAATTGATGTGGCAAATCCTGTAACAGTATTATCACTTGGAACGGTGGCAACATAGTTATTAATTCGAATGGTGTCACCAATTGTTAAACTTGGATTAGCAACTGTAGATGTAATTACACCATAGTTTGCACCTTGATTTACTTGTACATCAACACTACCGGCCTCAGGGCGCACGGCTCCATCTCCGGGTTTACCGATATATAGTTCGTCGTTATCAGCACAAATATCAACAGCATAACCAAACAATCCAGATTCAAATTGAGCATCGGCTACAATTTTTTGTACTTGGTTGAATATGTTATTTTCAATTACCAGTGTATCTCCTACGTTTAATGTAAGATTAGATGATAATGTTACAGTGTTAGCACCAAGATCCACAGTGTAGTCGCCGTTAATAAATTGGGTGGCATCTTTTAAGAATGTGTTGTTCAACAACACTGAAATTGGGCCAACACTTCCGGCTGGTATAGAATAAACCAACTGTGATGGATTGGTAATAATTTGTTTAATTACATTTCTATCAAACACATATACACTACCATCATTGCTAAATGATCCAGTACTGTCATTTGGACAACCAATGAATACCTGACGTCCATCAGTAGTTGTAGATACGCTAAATCCAAACTCGGCATTGCCAGCTAAACCGGGTACAGTCAGAGTATCAACAAAATCAAAATAAGTTTCTGCTCTGACGTTAATAATTGCACCGGCTGGAGGATTGTTAATGAATGTTACAGTGGTTGTACCGGCATTGTAGCTATAATCAATATAAGGTCTTTGTAGAGTTCCGTTAACTTCAATTGAGAAACTCCACATATCACTAACTGTATACAAATAGGTTCCAATATTAAATGAACTAGTATTTGAAACGCCACTGCCAGATTTAGTAAATTCTAAAATTGCACCACCACTTACATTTGTAACTGTAATGGTCAAGTTATTTGCTGGGTTACTTCCTCCACCAATTGTTGTGGCATTGATAGTTAAAACATCACCAATATTATAACCAGTACCACCAGCAGTTAATGTTACACTATATGTTCCTCGTGTGCGACCCACGATAAATTTAGCACCCGATCCACCACCGGTGGCTGAGTCTTGCTCAACATTATAATAGGTTTGGTGATCAATTTGCTGTCCCAATTTTCTGCTGATAACCAGTGGCAAACCTGGAGCGGGAATAGCTGTTAAAACTACAGAATTTCCAGTAGTTGTATAATCTACACCATATGTTAATAATTGGTTGTTCAACAAAACTGTCAATTGAGTTGGCTGATCAACTGTGATATTTTGATAGTAGTCGTAAATTACAGAGGTGGTAGTTGTATATTTTACATATTGATCTTCAATGTCAACTCGTCCGAACGCATAAACTTTATTAGTTCCAGGAGCACCAATATACATCCAACGTTCATCATTGCTAATAGCAATTGACGTGCCAAACTTAGCACCAGTAAAGTCTTGATCTGGGGACACTAATAATTGTGTGAGGATAAAGTCACTACCGGTGTTAGGACGCCGAATGACTGTTGCATAACCATAATTGCTGTTACTGGTGTTGGCCCCGGCGGCACACCAAACTTTATTACCTATTTTAACAACATTACCAAAATTGCTTGTGCCAGTTGTGTCCAATTCTAACAAGAAGTGTTCAGCGTACTCTCCAAATTCGTTTTTAAGATAAGTGTAAACTCCGCCGGAGGTACTGTATGTTGGACTACCAATTAACGCAAATAAATTATTTGTTGATTGAGCTACACTTGCTCCAAACTGTGCATTGGAATCAGGGGTAGTTGCTGATATGCTTTGTCCTCTGGCAAAAGGTGATTGTTTTTCAATAACTTCCCACAAACCTTGAGAATTATTATCAATCCACACACGAGCGCCAGGTAATAGAGAATTAACATATGGTAAATTATACACATCACTGGCTTGTGCCACACGCTGAGTTTGTAGATAATATGCTACTCCATCACCGGTAACGGTATTGCTTATTGTTAATGATATAGTAATTTGTGTAGCATTGACAACATTTTCAACTTTATACACACCATCAATTACTGAATCTAACATGCGAATAATAATTACATCGTTAGTTGCTAACCCATGTGGCTTGCTAAATGTTACCGTACAAGTAGCATTAAGATTAGAAGATATCTCAGTTACTCGACCTGGAATTCCACTACATCTATAAATGTTCCAATCCCAACTATTACTCTTAGCGGCCCAAATAGTTGTGCCTACACCAATTGTTTCTAACACTCCAGGGGCAAATCCCAAATTACCTAATAGAGAGAATACAGTTACATCAACATCGTTAAGATCTACATAACCAGCAGTGGGAAGTGCTATGTCAGTAGGAGAGACTGTGGTTGTTGGGAAAATACTAGTATTAGGAAGTTTATAACTTTCTCTCCATAAATTGTTAAGATATATTGACTGGTCTGCTGAGCTTGTTTCTCCAGTTTGAATTATTTGCACTGTTGATGGATTAGAATCTAGATCAGCTTCGTTTAATCTTAATTCAATAAAGCTACGATTTGCATTTGCACCATAAACAGATTGTTGTACGGCCCAGTTTTCATAAACTGTATAATCAGCCACTTCTTTGCTGAGATTAGCGTTACCTAGTAATCTTATAGCACGAACTGTACCAGCATCTTTAATAAACTGCTGATATACTCCAACCTGACTAACGTCGTCAAGGTTAAGTGCTGTCATATATTGACGTGGTCTGAATCCAATCAACCCAAAACTTAATAGGTCTTGATCGGAATTTAAATTAGCCCGATAAACATCATAGCTGTCGGCTAACTGATCGGCCTTCAAGGCAATGTTGTTTAGTAAGCCGCCTTGAATCTTAGTATAATCGCTCTTAACCCAATCCGAATAATCAAATTTTACTTTAGGTTGAACAATAGTTTGGGCGGACCAATAGTTGTTTTTGTAGATAACAATTTCGCCCTTGGCATATTTTCTATTAGGTTTCCATTCTTCAACATTTTTGTTATTATTAAGAATGAAGCCTTGGGCATCTAACTGACCATTCCAATCTGCACTTACTGTGGCAATAACATTAACACGACTTTGACGAGCACCAGTTGCTGGATCATAAATCAAATCATTGAAGATTGATTTATTGTTAAGAACAACAAGTGTTTCGTAACTTGTGTATTTGAGATCAAGATAGTTAATAGTTTGTTCATTAAGACTCTTAACAATAAAAGTATTTTCAAATCTATCAACAACTAAATCTCTAACTGGAATGTTGGTACGATTTTGATCTAAAATAAGATTTTCAGGTGTTTGAATTACCAGGCTATCAACAATAGCCTGTTCTTTAACTGCGGTAGCACTTGTAGCGTTTGGATTTAAGTTGATAACACTTCCAACAGCCCAACCTTGATTTGCCCAGTATAAAAATTCCTGTGCCATTTGACTCCAGTTAAGAACTTTACCATTCTCTTGATCCTGGAAGCTCATGCCTTGACGTTCTAACAATGCACCATAACTTAAAATAAAGTCAACAACCACTGCTTGGTTTGTAAACACATAGCCATATGGCACTTGCACTACAGTATCGCTGTATTGATTTGGAACCGTTACAGTGCTGCCGCCGGCGCTAATAGTTGTCTTTGTTCCAGCGGCACGACTGGCTAATATTTCAAAATAAGGATTGGTAATACTATAACCAAGTACAGCGTATCCACCTTGTACAATTTGCACAATGATTGAACTAAACACAACTTGTTCAAACGGTTGGTTTTTGTAAATTAATAAATCATAGCTTTCTTCAGGCAACAGCAAGCTCGAGTTTAAGCTATTAGGACTTGACTTCTCTGTATAAATCTTGAGATACCGTTTGTCGGTAAATGATCCAACACGATAGCACAATCTTACATCAAGGTTACTCAATGATGTTGTTAGATTTGAACTAGAATTTTGACCTAGTTGCTGATTATAATCAATAATCCAGTCGATAAAGCTGGCCTTACTTACGCCATTACCATATACCTGAATGTTGTTGGCATCTAATCTATAACGACCGTTGTAGAGATATTGATTAAAGTCTGTGTCAAACTTATACAAATCTCTATCGGCAAATAACGAGAAGAACTCTGCTGGACGTGTTAACGCCAACAATCTCATGATAGCAAATGGATAGCTAGAGCTCTTAAACCAAGTGGCTTCTACAGGGCCGCCATCACCGAATGTCCAAGATTTTTGGAATTGGCTTGAATCATATAAACCAACTACACTGTCAATTGGGCTTAATAAATTACCTTCTGAATCCACCGGCGGTACTTCTGTTAATCTTGGTCTAGCGTACTGTGGGCGATAATAGCCACCCATTGGATCGTTGACATAACCCGCGGCTAGATCATCCCATAGAACCATGTTACCACTTGTGTATGGTGCTGGTCCATATTGTTGCTCCCACCATGATGGTTTTTCACTAAAACCTAACATTTCCCACGGACGTGTATTAGGATAATCTGTATCATAAAAATAACGATAGATTCCTCTCCAGGCTCCAACATACAATGGAGATTCTTTCAATATGTCAGTAGTGCCTGTAAGTTTATTACCGCAGGCACTGTAATTCCAAGTAAATTCGTTTGAAGCGATAAAATCTTGAGTTTTATAATCAAGTTTGTTCCAACCCACCCAACTTAAAAATTCTGGCGCAAGAATAGCATTGACTTCGCTTAGAGTATAATCAGTTGTTCTAAACTGACCAGGAATAACGTCAGCCGCAGTCAATGGAATTGCAGATTTAACTTTTAAGTTGTTATAGATTCGTGTTTCAAATTCTAATAGCAACTGATCACGGAAGTCACCAAATGCCACAGTTTTACTACCATCGTGTCCTTGAATAACCCAGCAAGGATTTATATAAGTTGTATCATAATAAATTTCTGGACGGAAGGCAGGATACAATCCTAACTTAGTTGGGGTGTTAGGAACAAAATTACCAATAGTACTTTCATATTCTTGAATTACAACAACGTCTCCAGTGGCCAACGGAATACTAATTGTCAATGTTGGTGAATTGGCTGAAACGGTATAGTCATAACCATACTGTAGCAATACATCATTAACATAAACCAACACACTTTGATAATTTGAACTGGTAAAGTCGTAAGTTGTTGACAAAGAGAATACATTAGTTGATATTGGAGTAACTGTGGTTGTAGTTTGTTTATAAATTGATGTAACAGGCAACATATCACTCCAATAGAATGGATAGTTTTCAGTCTTGCCTGAATTCATATAAGCAACAGCTGCCTCTAACATTTGTGGAATGGTATAGTTGGTATAATCTTCTGTTACCACTGTGTTCAACAATCTTGCCTTGAATTTTTCATATTCTTTTGAGTTATAATCTAGTGCGTTGAATATGTTATATTCTGTGCTTCTCATGAAGAAGCCGGCCATGGTCATTGGACTTGACTGTTGTACAATATTTGTACCATAAGGAATAATGTCACCTAAATCACGTGTGTTGTTAGCGCCATTCATTGGACCAACAAGAGCAATTAAGTTTTCACAAATACTGTCGTAGTGACTACGCACGGTTCCTAGCGTGAACGTTGGACTGTCACTGTTTAATGGGTTGTTTGATAAGTTACCAGGAACGGTGTAGAAACCAACTTTGCTTGCCTGGCTACTTAATACATCAACTTCAATGATATCTCCTGGCACATATATTTTTTGTAGCGTAATAGTTGTGGTATTATCTGTGGTGCTTACAGTGTATGTGTTAGGTTCTTGATACGCATTGGCCACAAAGAGTTGAACGGCAGGAACTACGTTATTCTCATTAACTTTTACATCCAACAACAAAGGATTGCCATCGTAAACAAATCTAAATTGTTGACGAGATAATGTTGGAGTAATAGCAGTTTGCCAACCAATTTCTTTAATATAATTTGTTCTGCTAGAATATTGTTGTGCGTGTCCAATGCTTATATTATCAGTATAAGATATAGAATCTTTAGTGTAGGTAAATGTATCTTTGTAAAGATTATTATCAAACACAATATCACCAACATTGGTCAAGCTCAAATACTTAAGAGGGAATCCTAATACTGAATCGTTGGTTCCTGTACCTTGGGCATAAGAAAATAATTTTGATCCAACAAAGTTTGTACTTGGATATTTGACACGATTGCCTAAACTTATGTCAGAAGAATCAAAAACATCAAATAATGGTGGCTGATTAACATTGGTCTTTTGTTGGCTTTCAATCCATTCAACACCATCATAGTAAAAACTCTTACCTTGAAGTGTGTTGCCACTTAAACATACCACAGTTTGATTAATTGCTATGTCTGCGTCGGCTGCTGGAACCAAATTAATAATTGGCTCAGCAATCAATGGTGGAACGCTATCGGGTGTAATAAATTCTACAACATAAATTTTATTACGTACTTGTGGATCACTATCGGCTGCAAAAATTACTCGAGAGCCGTTGATAAATTGATATCCATCAGTACCATAACCTGTGGTACCATTAATAGTACTCAATGCATCAGTAGCATTAAAGTCAATAATATTTACAGGTTGTTTACCTTCAGTGCCAAAATCAAAAAGTTTTGTGCCAGCACGGAATTCAATAACTGGACGTTTAGCCCTAAAATTATTGTCTAGTACCGGAATGGTATTATTATAAGCGGCACTGGCATTGATAACATCAATGTGGAACCAGCGATTACTACGTGTCCAAGGATTAAGATCTAAACTTGCACGATTGATTGTTAGATAGTCGGGCACCAATGGAGCATTTAATGTAGCGTCATAATTGCCTATATCATATGGAGTTGAATCATAAGGTACTGTTGAGCTTTTTGTATAAGTTTCTGGTGTAACAAAATTTGTTACTGGTAATAATTTAATCGCTGTGCCAACACCCTCAACATAATAACTGTTATTTTGATAGCTAACCGGGGTCACCGAACCAACAAATTCTACTTTCAAGCCATTTGTAAACACTACACCATTTGGCGATGTGTAATTCTTCTTACCGATGATCTCGTTAACATCCAATGTGCTTATTTGATCCTCAGTGATTAACTTTATTTCTCCAAACATCAATGGATTTACACCATCTTGATAATATAACGTGCTCAATGGCGCTGTTAGCAATGGAATTTGTTCAAAGTATCCTTGGTCATTTTTGTACCAGTCAGTACTTGAATAAACTGTTCCATAATTAATAATAAATTTTTGTTCAAACTCAATTGCCTGGACACTATTCAATTGCATATAAGTGTAGCCATCATTAGTAGTAATATACTGAATCTGCCAAACACTATATCGTTGTTCTTTAGGAATATCCGTGGTATAGCTAAATGGTACCGAATCATAAGATCCTGGACCCGACTGCACATCACCTACATTAGGCAAAGGATCAAATTGACTGGCAATTTGCCAACCACCAGCAGTTGGATCTTCAATGTCGTTAATAAAAACAACCGTGCGGCCATTTAAATTTGTAATGCCATCAATACCATCCGGATTGTCAATAAAGAATTGCTCAACACTTTGATTGTTAATGTCAGTAAATTTTAAATCAGTAATCAAGTCAACAGTGTATGCTGTAGACTGATTATTAACCCAAGGCAGATTAAAGTAAAAATCCTGTGCGTCAATCAATGGAACATTAAATGTTACGGTACCCAGATCTTCGCCATTGTTGACAACTCCTAGTACATCACGACTACTGATGTTTGGTGTTGTTGGCATCTTACCTTCAACACCTGGTGCCGCCTGAATCCAAAAACCAGGTCCTGTACCAGGTGTGGCATCAACAATGTTCAACTGCCCTTTCATGTTTGGTTCTGTTGAACTAGCATAGTACAGTGTGTTAGGTGCGTTTTGTGGAACGGTGAATGTTACAAGACCGTTAGTTGCTCCGTTATTAATAATAGACGCATTACCGTCAGGCAGTGTTCCATTGTAAATATTATTGGTGCCTATAGTCGGTTGTGTTTTAATATAAAATGGTGAAGCAACATTTAATATTAAATTGAATACGTAGGTGTTTCCGCGAACTAATGTTAAATTTGGATTAGTTTGATAATCAATTACATATGCCGATGTAGAATTATTAGTAACTCGAAGATTAATTGTTTCTGTTTGGTTTTGTGCAACATTAAATGTATATGATCCGCCACGAACCAAAGTAAGTGTTGGATTGTTTCCAGTTACGCCACTGAAAGAATAAGAATTATTTTTACGAATTACATTAAATGTGTCACTTGATGGAACATTTCCGGCAAACACATTAACACTGTCAGGGCCGGCTGGTAACCAGTAATATTGACTGAAGTTTACAAACTTATCAAAGTCAATAAACGGATCCCAAGAATAAAATTCACTAGAATAAAGTCTATCTGCTTTGGAAGTATTTGCTCCTTGTAATCCTAGTGCATCAGTAATGCCAGGAAAAGTAATAGCATCGGCAACTTTTGTGTGATCATTGGTAGTAAGGACTACGCCTGGCTCAAGTTGATAGTTAGCCCGAGTAGCATCTGTTTCTTTAATGTATTCATCATTGGCATTAACGCCGGGTCCAACTCGGCGGCCAACAAAGCCTTGAATCTTTTTAAACTTAGGTTCTTGAACTAATTGATCCAGAGTGGCGCCGAGGAATTCTCGGTTGGTGCTTGTCTGAAATATTTCAGGTAAAAAATCAACTGTTCTTACTCGTGCCATTAAATTACTCCACTACCAGGTGCTGTTCTCAAGTTTGTACTTGTCAATGCTGTTATCACTTCAATGTTATTTACTGTCGCGGCATTTACGAAGATTTGGTTAGGTGCTGATCTGATTTCATACAAGTCACCAAAATATTTTTGTGGGTTCAACGGAACCAACACTACAGAACTGACAACATCACCTAATTGTGAATGTAAGTATGCGCTCAACTCTGAAAAATAGAATGTGTCTCCAAAGTTCCAATTGTCAATTGTAAAGTATTCATTAAGAGCGGCAACTACCAAACTCTTAACCTCACTTATACTTGCAGTTGAGTTAGCGGCTTGAATTACTTTAATTGTTGCACGCAACTCTTCTGGAGCCTTGTCTCCAAACAATGGCTGAAACTCTACAGAATTTAAAATCATTGTGTCGGACAACATCTTGTAATCTTGTAAACCGCCATATGTAGTTGTTAGATAATCGATAGTTGGAGGAGTTGGTTCTACCACCGTGTTAGTAGTGTCGCGAATATAATTTTGATATGCTGTATAGTATTCATTAGTTACGACATATACATCAATAATATTGGTGGTACCAGGATCAATACGACTGGTCAATGGACTGTTATGACGATATTGGAAATACAAGTCTTGACGACCAACACGAGCGATAAATTCAGTATTTGCTACCAGCGTTCTAACACCAGTAGTTAAATCAACAGTTAATGTCCAAAATAATTCTTGAAGGTAAGCGTAGAATACTTGCCCATCAACATATTGTTCTTTTACCAATTCAATTTCATCATAACTTGCATAATCTGCGTTAACTACCCCGCTGTCAACTAACAAATATCTTTCAAGGTTATCAAAGTCTACAGTTTTTTGTAAAAATACTAATTTTTTGTTTCCATTAACATCAGGTGCCACAATATCATTGAAAAAATCTGGATTGTCGGGTACACCATCAGAGTCGCTGTCGGTAAACGATACCAAGACTTGGAAGTCATCAACATAACCATCGCTTTGTACAGGTTGTCCTACAATCTTCATACGAGTGTCACCGGCTAACGGCAGTGCGCTGTCGGGGCGTGAATTTGTTTTTAATACATTAATAAAATCACTAATCACTGTACCAGTGCGGCTGTCATAAATCTTTTGATCACCATAGAAGAAGAAACGTGTTTTTAATACTGATCCAAAGTAATAATCTAATGCACGATAGCTAATTGTATATGTTGATCCGTTAGTAATAAATTCTACTAACCAACTTGCATCACTGTTGACGCCGTCGGTATTGCCGGCAGCTCCAGGCGTTGTCAAACTCCAAGACTCATCAACGGCTAGATTTGTTGATGTGATCAAATACCATGTACCAGGAGTTCCGGTGATACCGCCGAGGCTGTCATATGCAATACCAAAATTACGATTTAAACGAATTTGTTCGGCCATAGATTGTTCAAAACTAGTCGGCAAGTCTGTAACAAATACTGGAATTACTTCTGTAGCAATAGCGTTAGTAGGAACATAGTTATTAAGTGTAACAGGACCAGATCCATCTGGCAAGTTGCCTAGGCCTTGTGCTGTTCCATTGACAACGATCACTGTAGGGCTGGCCCAAATTACTAACTTTTCATTTGGTCTTGTTGGTGTACCTGGTTGTAAATGATTATTTTCATCAAAGTAATAACCCGACGGAGGTTCAAACTTAACAAGGCTTCCTACCTGAATATATTTTGCATTAGTACTGGTGTATGTACTAATCGGTACAGGATTACCAAGATTATTTTTAAAATAACCAGTTGTGGTGTTTGCTAAACTAGTGCTAAGATTCCAACTTGCTCCTACTGATGTCAATGGTGCTCTTGGAAATTTAGCATAATAAAATTGTTGCATCTGGCTGGCCGCCAATGTTGGCTGAACTTGATTTACAATAACATCAGCAATTTCATTATTAGTTAAAAATTGATATGTAAAGCTAGGCAGTGTAAAGGCTTCGTATAAAGCACCGTCGCTACCAAATGTATTGGTAGATGAATACTTTCCGGTATTGTCAACTAAATCAAGGAATCGACTTGTGCCAATTGAACTGCGATTTAATGCTTTTGATTTGATAATTGAGTTATAAGCAGTAAATGGAAAATTGTTGTAGTCTTCACCGTTAACCATACGATTCTGTGTATAGTAGCGAGCTGGTGCACGTTGTTTAATTTGATCGATTGATTCACGTGCTGTGGCATTTGACACAGGTGTTGTAATACCACATGTGAATGTAATAGTTTCTAATTGACCGGTGCGACTTACATAGCTAATAGGAATTTGAACGCTTTGCATTTCGCTTGGGTTGATAATATATTCTAATCCATTTGAGGCACGAACATAACAACGGAATGTACCAACTGGAATGGCAGAGAACACACCATCACCAAAGTTTAATGTAATCTGATCGTTGGTACGTGATGTTGTTGAAAATAGTTGGCGAACACCTGGAGCAGTTTGTTCTGCTGCCGCGGCATATACTGATTCAACATAAGTCCATTCTGACTGAATAGTGCCAACATTGTCTAATTGATATAACCAACGGTCATTGTTGTTTACACCTTCGATGTTAATGTTTACTGTGCGATTACTCACACGGTCAGCAAGATTAAAGTCTTGGTTTTGTAATACACCTTGTTTGAACAAGAAGAAGTAACCAGTGTCAGCACTATTGTATCCTAGACTGTCATTTCGGAATAAAACATTAAATGCACCAGCTGGTTTAGGACTTGGTTCATAAACATAACTCTTGCCCACGGCTGTGGCATTAACTGCCTCAAATGGCATACTGATACCATCGATGGTCGAAGTATAAGGAACAACTGGCAAATAACCTGGAACTAAGTTAATTGAATATTCTGCTGTGTCTACACCAAGAATAGTGTTGCGGGCGCCAGGTTGTCCAACACGCTGACTGTCAACTAAACTAGCATTAATAATTGCTGTAAATTGTTCTTGCCAATTGGCATTGGTAGGATCAGCCCAATTTACAGTGACATTAGACAAGTTGATACCATTATAATCAATAACATTTTCTGTGGTTTGTACAGAAAAAACTTTTAGATAGCCACTGGCGGCAATGTTACGTTTAGGTGTATAACTTACTAAATTAGCGAGTTTTACCACACTGTCACGACGTTCAGCAGTGTCAATGTAATTTTCACGTGTGTTTAAATCTGTGCGGAATGCCAGTGCTTGACCCATAAAAGCCATGACATCAAGCAGGGCAATAAATTCTGAACTTTCAATGTAGTCATTGAATGTTTCTGGATAATACAAACGCAAATAATCTACAAAACTCTTGCGTAATGTTTCAAAATCATAACTTTGGAAGTCGGCTTCGCGATAGGTCTGATAGATTCTTTTCCAATCTTCAACGCCGAAAACAACCGTTTGTCTATTAGTCTTTGCCATGGTCTTGTATTTATGGCTGTGAAAAACGGCGTAGTTTTAGATGTAGCTGGCTCGACGTTGTTGCTGGTCAAAAAAGATGCTTAGGCGCTGGGCATCTGTGCTAGGAACGAATGCTAATTCAACTTGTATTAATATACCATTTTGTTGAGGAAATATTTGTACATCTGTAATTTGTATTCTTGGATCGCCACCAGCTACACGTTGAATTTCATTGACAATAGCCGTTTCTGTTTCTTGTGTTTGATTTTCAAAAATATAATCCCAAAGTGCTGTTCCATATTGTGGGCGACCTGGTAACTGCCCTTGTCGAATATTAAGAGCATTAAGCAAGTCTCGCTTGACTAGATCATTATCAACAAGGGTAAATTTCTTGTATTGATTTTGTGTGTTGAATCCGATAAATGTTGGCATAGTTTATTATTTACTTTCTGGGTTACCAGGTGCAAAACGGAATATACTATCGTCATCTGGTGTTTGTTTTAACACATCAACTGTTTGTGGGCCGGTTGCTTGATCGCTGTAAACAGGAGTGGCAATCTTTGGATTACCAATAATATCTGTTACCGCCTGATCCATATCTGTGCGTATCACAGTATTACCATAACCAGGTAAATTATTGTAATTGTTTAATGCATTAAAATAAATCTGTGAGAAATCCACAGCATATTGACCTTGACGTGCTGAATCTAGTATGTTGTCTAGCATAGCTGAATCTTCAAGTGTGCCATTGACCCAAGCCACAACATTGTCAACTCCGTATTGAGCCGCGGGTTGTATAAATGTTGCTTGATATCTAGCACTTTCATCTCCATTGAGAATATTGTTGTTTAATAGACCAAGGTATGCTCCGGCTAACAGAGCATACTGAGCAATATTTTGTACAACAGGAGCATTTAAATATCCAAGCAAACTGCTAATGCCCAACTGTCCAGTCCACACGTTGGGACTATTCAACACGATGTACGTCAATTGTGGTTCTGTAATTAAATTTAATGTTCCGGGTTTTAAATAACCAGTTTGCGTCAGTGCTTGTGGGCTTTGTCCGTATTCTCCAACACCATTGACATAAATGTCTGGTCCAACATATACAGGATTGCCATCCTCATTTAATTGCCAATCAAGATTTAAATTACCTTGATCATCATAAGGACTGCCAACAACTTTAATACGTTCAGCAGTTGTATTGGCCTTGGCCTGCGCTGTCATTCCTGTAAGATCGTTGGCAGTACATTGACCAATGTTATCACCAGCTGGTTGTTCGTTGGCAATGTTTTCAGCAGTGACACCATTCTTAACAGCACGTTGGCTGACTGTTTGATATGCCGCATCGCTCTTGGCCGCTTGTTCTGGAGTTTGAGAACTACCGGGTGCATTGGTAGGATTGTCTGTGACAATTCCTGTATCATTTAAGTTAACAGTATTCTTTACACCTTGATTATGATATGGGAATGGTTCATGTGTTGGTGCACGAGTAACAATGGTATTAATAGCACCTGGATTTGGAACCCAGCCTTTACCAGCAGTAAAATGTGTGTCAGTGAGTTTGTATGTGCCAAGATTGGGCACGGTCGATGTACCAATTACACCAGCACCATTGAGATTGATTTGATTGGCCTTGAAGTTAAGCGTAGATCCACCATCCCAGGTGCTTATTCCACCTTTAAGTGCGAGCTTGCCATCACCGCGAACGCTGATAGTTTGTTTTGAATACGCGGCTAGTGTTTGATCTGCATTGATTGTTAGATTCTTTGCGCTTTCTAACGCAAACAAATTGTTCGCCTTCATTTTAATATTATTACCGGCATTGATATTAACATCAACATCGGCATGTAAATTCAGTGTGCCTTGTGTGCGTAAGTTAATCGAGTTGGTGGAATAAACATCCACAGTTCCTTGCTTACCTAGTTCAATCCAAGTTTGTCCATTGGCGTGTACAATATAAAATGTATCACCGTTGTCGCTCATGGTAATTTGATGCCCTTTAGCTGTACGAATACGAACCAGTGTGTCATTACCGTCAAGATCTCCATCATCCATGACAAATGTATGTCCGCCTTTGCGACCAATAACTTGTGCTTGCTGTGCGGTAATTTCACCCTTTTGTAACTGAGCACGGATGGTGCTAGGTTTCATACCGCCTTGATAAATTGGCTCACCTGGTGTGCTGATACCATATGTAGAACTTGGGCTTTCTCTTTGACTGCTTGACTTGATAGGACCACGAATTGGATCAGTGTTCAAACCCTGTTGAAATAATTCTGCGGCTAATACACTTTGTACAGGTTTTGGTGCATTGTAAAATTTTGGATTCTCATTAACCGCAGGATTGCCTTCATTAATTTCAGTAACTGGCATGAGTGCAGAATTAGTAAAGGCTTGCTGTTGTGCCTGATTCCCTGGGACATAATTGCTTGTTGCGCCAATTGCAGGAATCATGTGATTGATACCAGGTTCTGGAATACAACCTAAATAGTAACCTTGATTTGGGTCTCCGCCGACAAAGAAACAAAGAACTTTTACACCAACATCAGGTGGTGTAAACCACATACCATAACTATTGCGATTACCTGGATATGTTCCGTAACTAGCAGTTGTTCCCACGTAAGGTGTGGCTCCATAAAATGGCGGACAATAGTTTACACTGCGCCAAAGGCTTGTGTCAGTTAAGTTAGGTGTACCATCGGCATTTGTAGCACCAAATTGTTCAATCCACACATCCAGTCGACCACTACGAATAGCATCTACGTTGTTGACTACAATGCCAACATACGGACCCATTTCCGTAGGCATAAGTCCACGGTCAAATTTATAACCTTGGGGACGACCTCGACTGCGTAGTATATTCTCTGCCATTTATTATCCAAAAAAGTTGTTTAAATCTGTTGGTGTATTGGTAGCGGTACTTATGCCACTATCATCACTGGCGGCCATAGATTGTGTGGTTCCAGTTACAGTTGTTGCTCCAGCATTTGGATTGATACCAGGTGTGGCTAAACTTGGAATTCCAACATTAACTCCGCCAACAGTAGTCGGATTTGTAGCGGTTGCACTAGGTCTAGTTGGACTAGACCCTAATACACTTCCGGCAAGAGCATTAATACCAAACGCAATATTTTGCCCCAGGTTTGGTTGTCCTGGAATATTGTTTAGCGTGGAAACATAAGGGATCAATGCCGCGCCAGCAAGTAAGTTTGATGGATTAACTCGCAACTGTGATGCAGTTCTCAATGCCTGTGCTGTTACATCAGTTTGTGTTTGATTGTTAATTGTTGCAATCTGATCTGGTCTAAATCTCAATAACGAACCCATTAAACTTTGGGTAAATTTTCCTTTGTTAAATTCGCTTGTAACTTGAACAGCCTTATAAACAAAACTTTGAGCATTTTGTGTGCTTAGACCTTGTGGAGCATTGGTATAGTTTGGACTGTTAGGGTCTATAAGTCCAGTATTCAAATTATAATCAGCTGGTGCGTTAAAGGCTACCTCAAATAAAACTTCTTGACTGTCAAAGTTAATTGTACCGTCTGCTAAAAATGGATTAAAATTCCAGTTGGTTCTTTTAGGCAGAGCAAATGCTTCGCCTTGTTGTAACCAGGCTGGATCGCCAACTATAGAAAGTTTAGCAACTCCTAAATCACCAGGATTATAAAAATAATCTGCGGCGTTGGCAGCTGGTTCGTTGGTACGACCCTTGGCTCCTTGATTGTTTTGTCCACTTAGTGGTTGATAGATAAATCTTTGTAAAGTGTTGGCGTTACTGATACCTTCCTGTAGTGCGCGACTTGTTCCGCCGGACATAACAAGAGCGTATTGACTCTTGTAATCAATTTCGTAACTTAATACAGATGTGTTTTCTCCAGTAAACCAATATTTGTATTGTTTATGTGTGCCATTGTAGGTTGGCAATGGAAACCAAGGACTGACTAACTCAGCAACTTTGTAAGCACTGATAACATAGGTAATTCGATAAGCATAATCATTTCGTTTAGTATCATAACCAATTGGCTCGGCCCTCATGGAGATTTTATACCACGCTACATTTTTTCCAGGGGTACCATTTGGTTCTTTAGTTTGTGACGTTTCATTAATTTTAAACAACTGTTGATCTTCAAGGTATGTTGAGTTACGTAAAATCTTATCGATAGCCTGTACAATTTGAGTACCGGCAACAATACTAACGTTTCGACTACTAGTATCTACACTTTGTTTTTCTGGTAACTTTTGGTCAGCGGCATTTTTACTGTTATTATTTGCCGTTTGATTTTTTTCATTACCCACACGTTTGATCTTGGCATTTTCAATAGCACTACTTACGAACTCAACGTTGTATTGGTCAGCAATGGCATAATTTCCTTGCTTGACAAGATTTGCTTGATAAGCGTTAAGAGATTCCATCAATCCTTGTTTGATTGTTTGTTTAGCTGTGGGTGCGGCACTGGCTTTAGGGGGAGCGGTTGTGCCTGTTGCTGTAGAACCAGCACCACTGGCCATCTGTGCTACAACTGAACTTACTCCGGGGGCTACTCCTACTGTGCCAGCAGGAGTATTTGTACCAGTGGTAACTGCATCTTGTCCGGTTGAATAAATTATTGGGCCAGCAAGAGCGTCTTTAACAGTTATACCAGACAATTCCATATTGTAAGGAATAGTTCCTCTATTACTACCCACGTTAATGTCGTATTGACTAGGTGTTGCTTCAATTTCGTACTCAACTAATTTGTTGGCAATACGGTATTTGATGTTATTAATACGCATTGGATACCATTTCTCAACGAATGCGTTTGGATCAGTGATTCCAGTGTTAGGGCGACCTCCTCTTACAAGATTACCGTTAGAGTCATAACCGTAAAACTTAATGGTCATTAGATAATTTTCAGCTTGATAGTTTTTTTCTTTTTTATCAACACCACCAAGATATCCTGCAACTGCTAAATCTAAGTTTTGTAATAGTGTAATACCATTGGGTTCCACAACATTCATTTTGATTGTGGCTACATTGTGTGCAGATCCTGTACCTTTGCCCTGAATTGTGCTTAATAATTCTACACGATCGATATAATAATCATTACTAAAATATGGGTTACGACCTGCGCCATAATCTCCTTGTCCACCTCCGCTTTGGAATAACAAAGTAGCTCCAGATAAATTTTTCTGACCACTGTTAACCATTGCCTGAAATGCCTGCAAAGTCATTAGATATACACTAATAACATATGTGTAACTGGCATATTGATCTAAAACATTTGATTGAGGAATGATTTGTTGTTGAACAAACGCATTGTCAATTTCAATTCTTGTAGCATTTTTACCAGAAGCAGTGTCATCATTGTTGGCTCCAACACCGGGGGTAGTCGTAGTAACAAATCCAGGACCAGATGCATTTGTACTAGGATTAAATCCAGGAGTGGCTAATAATCCTGAACCAATATTATTATTGCCAGCAAAAGTTCCTTGTGTATTGGTCAAAGTTCTTACTGGTGCATTGGTTCCTGTATCAACATTGTTGCCAGTAACAGCAGGCTCAGCGTTTGTACCACTGGTGTTTGTTGGTACTGAAATTACTCTACCTTGGGCATCAACTTGCAATGGCCCAAACGTTGGATGCTGACTACTTGAGTTCTCAGTTGTTGCATAAGCATCATCATTAACAATATCACCTGAACTAATTATAGGGCCACGAAGTTGGGCAATTTGATTGTTAACTAAATCTAAATCGTTTTGAACCTGGATAATCCTACTTTGTATTCCGGCAGCCAGCGTTGGATTTCGTTGTTGTGTTGTGGCCAGTTGTGATTGTAGATCATTTAACAGTATCAATAACGATGCACGTTGTTGTTCTAATTGTTGTATGGTTGCCATATTAGAACCCTAATGTGTTACGCAACGTAGTAATCTTTGGAATATAAATTGTGGTTCCAGTTTTAAAATCTAATGGTGGAGTTTGTAATGTGTTTGGGTTGCGTTGATAAAATACCCACCACAGCGTTGGAGTTTCGTACAAGTCAAATGCCAACATGTCAGGTCTGTACTGATATAACTCAGTGATTACAAATTGTAAATCGTCGGGCATCTTTGGAATAGGGCGATTGTTCATTACATCTAAGTAAAACTGAGTGTATCCCGTTGTGTAGTAAGGACTGGTTGCGTCGTACTGTGCCATTACCAGAATCCTCCTTTTAATAAGTTTCCGTTGGCAAAGTTTCTCAATGAGAACTGCTGACTAACTTGAGAGCGACTTTGAATTGGATACAACATAAGTTGTATGTCCATTTTAGTTGGAACATATGTTGGATTGTCAATGCCTAAGTTAGGAGCTGCCAGTCGTGCGTCTAAACCACCCTTGGGTAATCCAACAGTGGCCAATCGTTGTAGTGCATAGCTCAACGGATTGCCAGCTACATATTGACGATTACGTTTAGTTAACAAGTTAGTTCCATTATCTAAACTACTTTGAGCACGTATGTAATCCACATCGGCTGGTAGGTTATAGTTAAACTGTGCAATTACACAAGGATGTTCATTAAATTGATAATCACCAAGGCCGGACAAATAAACCAATGGAGGCGGCGATCCTCGCTGTGCATCTTGTCCATAAAACATCTTTGTAGCACTACGAAAGAAATGTATTACCGCTAACAAATAATTTGCTTCGGAGGTATCCTGTGCTGTAAATGTAGCACGAAGATTTACTGCGTCGGTATAACTACCTTTGTAAAAATAACCGCGATAGTTAGAATGTGTTAGATCGTATGCTTCATAGTTGGCTTTGTATGCTGTGTCAATTGACGGCGTATATGGAAATATAATGCCGTCGGTGTTACGCAGTGGCCACAACACAGGGCCACAAGCAGGATCATTATACAAATAATTTGACTGCGGTGCTAAACGTAAACGCACACGCCAATCACTGGCAGCGGCTTTATTCTGACGTTGATCTCGAATAGTCTGTTGCTGTTGTAATTGCTGTAACAATCCGCTTAAATTAGCATTGGCTTGTTCGGCTATGGTCGCACCAACAGGTTGACCCGTACCAGTGAACACTGGAATACCATTAGAACCAAGAATCCATCCTGGGTTAAGAACACCACTGGCATCATATGCTGGACCAGTAGCTTGTTGTGCCGCTGGTCCTGTATTAAGACCAATACCTTGATTGATTGAAAAATCTTGAGCAGCCAGAATAGCGCCTTGCTGTGTTAATCCTCTAACTACTGTTTGATTAGTTACAGTATCAAATACATCCCAACGACCAGTTGTAGAATTATAAACTTCAACAAAATTACCCCCAGTGGTTCCTGCACCAGTTATAACATTTTCAGGTGTTAGTGCTAGCGGATTGTTTGGTCCAACATATACAGGATCATTATTTTCGTTTAATTCCCATCCAAGGTTTAAGTTACCCTCGTCGTCGTACGGGCTACCGGTTACGTTCACATAACCAATACTGGCGGCATCATTAGGAACAATACCCGGTGTAGCAACGTTGCCGTATGTGCCAACTGCTGAACCTAGTGTGTAGTTAATCAGTTGCGGATTAATACCAGTTGCCTGAGAAATTGTTCCAGTGGCCACTTGTTTAGCCACTTGAATAGAAGTGTTAGTTACTTGATTAGTTACAACATTTGATACATTAGCGTTGGCAAATAGATCTGCACCTTTGGAGTAAATCTGATCGTATATGCTAGGAGATAATTCTCCAGAATTAATAACTTGAACATCCTGAGGCAGTAACGAAACACCACTGTCGTCAACTGTAATCATTGGTGAAGTTTGTATTTCACTAAATGAAACATCAGGTCCAACAAAATCTTGCAAAGTATAAGTGAATTCTGAAAACTCAGGAGCATCAACAATACTGCCTGGATAAAAATTATTCACCCATTCTGCATTTCCAGCAAAACTACCAACTTCTTGATAGGCACTTCCGCCAAGTTCTGCCAACGAAGGTGCAGCAGTGTCATAGATTGTAACTGTATCAGCAAATACATCAGCCGCTAAAAATTCTCCGCCAGCAAGGTCTGTGGCGGCGCCCACAATGGTATCACCGACTAGTGATTCAAATGCAAAATCTGCAACTAATGTTTCTACGCCCATGTATTAATATTTTTCCCACAAAACTGCTGGATCTGTTTCATCTGTTGGATGAATACAATACCACACACATTCTTCTAAAGTTACACCAGATTCTCTTGTGCCGGCTGGTAAATTATAATGTGCAGGGGCCGTGTACTTAATCTTTTGCCCATCCTCGGTTTCTCTAACAATGCTACCTTGTGCAAGAATAATAAGATGTGCGTGATCAAATTTTTTGCTTGTCACCCGCATGCCTTTGGGCACTAAATATGCTTTTACATACACGCCATCAGTTAAAATATGCTTGACTTTAGAAACATCCATTAACGCAGGTTGCTTATTAGCATCAAGAGTTTCAGTTTGAACTTGAGTATCCATAAGTGTATTTAACCAAAAGATAATAGGCTAGTATTATAAAAAGGTTGACAAACACAACTTTTGTGCTAAAATTATCTTTAATAAACAAGGAGATACATCAGTGTCCGCGACACCTAGCCCAGCACCAACAAAAAAAGTAAACTATCTCAACAACAGAGATATCCTAAAAGAAATCCACCTAAGCAAAAACACCTATTGTACATACCTAGATCCTGTCAACGATCATCAGTATGATATTATTTTGCCGCACGTGGAAAAGATCAATCAACGCACTGTAGCAGAAGCACGACGCAATCGTGCAGACCGCATTAAACGTGAAACAGGCGAAGTCGTTGATCCAAAAAAGATACCTAATACAGACTTAGTGTTCCGTATTAGTACATGGGAACACATACCCATGGCACCCAAAAAAGTACCCAAAACTCAGCAAAAGAAGAAAAGCAAATTAGAAGATATCTTTGAATTTGACACACCAGAAGATGATCCACTAGCAGACTTAATAGATGAACCAGTATTAGACACCACTCATGTTCGTGTGAACTTTCCTCCGTTCTTTCACTATCGTATTAACGAAGATAAAGAGCCCGTTTTGGTGGGCAAAAGCCACTGGACGGGAGATTTACATCACGGTGAGTTCTCTAAAGATCACGGCCAAATGACACGTAAGTTGGCTCATATGTTTATGAAACTGTGCGAGCGTTATGCTACTAGATCCAACTGGAGAGGATACACTTACAATGAAGAGATGCGCGGTCAAGCCTTGTTGCAACTTAGCCAAATTGGTTTGCAGTTTGATGAATCAAAGTCTCAGAACCCATTTGCTTATTACACTGCCGCTATTACTAATAGTTTTACTCGTATTCTTAATTTAGAAAAGAAAAACCAAAACATCCGCGATGATATTTTAGAAATGAACGGACTTAACCCAAGTTGGACACGTCAAAATGCCGGCAAGGGCGGTGCTTATTCGTCCGGACCGGTTGTGACCACTTACGAAGAGTAGTATACTTGTATAGATTCAGTCGCCAAATAATAGGTGACTGATAAATACATTATGATTTACAAACAAGATTATTTTGGATTTGTTTACCGATGGTTCGACAATAAGAGATCAATGTGGTACATTGGAAGCCACCACGGATCCCTTGAGAGTGGCTATGTTTGTTCAAATAAACAAATGTTGAATGCTTATAAAAAACGCCCGGCGGATTTTACACGAGAAATTTTAGAGTTTAACACATTATCAGATAATTGTTTAACCACAAAACTATTAGAACAAAAATTTCTTGATCAGGTTCCAAATATTAAAGACAACCCGCTATATTACAACAAGAAGAACGAAGCCCAAGGCGGGTGGTCATTCATTGATGAGGAACATGTTAGTAAAAGAGCAACTACCTTAAAAGACAACCACAGCAAAATTGGATTATCCGAGTGCGAAAAGCAAAGTTACAAGAAAAAAATTGAGACTCGTTTAAAGCGTATATCCGAATCTGGATTTACTCAAAAGGAAATCGAACAGCATAATGCTTATGGTTATGAAGTTAAGGTAATATTGCCGTCAGGAGAAGAAAAAATTTATCCATCAATGGCAAAAGCATCAAAAGACTTGAAAATAGATTGTCAATATGCTAGACTAGTAACTCTTCAGGATAGAAATTATAAAGGATACCAGGTGTATATATTGAAAGAACCACTAATTGATTGTCGAGGATTTAAGTAATGGGTCTGTTTAAAAAAGCGGCGATGTTTACCGACATTCACTACGGTCTAAAGTCCAATAGTTTACAACATAATACCGATTGTGATAATTTTGTTGACTGGTTCATTGAGTGTGCCAAAGAAAATAATTGTGAAACAGGATTCTTTCTCGGAGATTGGCACAATCATAGGGCTAGTTTAAATTTACAAACATTACAATTTTCCTTGCGAGCACTGGAAAAATTATCCAAATCGTTTGATCGGTTTTACTTTATTCCAGGCAATCATGATTTGTACTATCGTGACAAACGCGATATCCACGGTGCCGAATGGGCTAGACATATTCCCAATATTGAAATTATCAACGATTGGTTTGAAGATTCAGGAGTGGTCATTGCTCCGTGGTTAGTAGGCGACGATCACAAACGCATACCAAAACTCAAGGCACAATATGTGTTTGGTCACTTTGAATTACCACACTTTAAAATGAATGCCATGGTAGAAATGCCCGATCACGGAGAACTACAAGCCGAACACTTCGACGGAGTAGGAGAAGTGTATTCCGGGCATTTCCATTTGCGTCAGCAACGTCGCAACATCAACTATATCGGCAATGCTTTCCCACATAATTTTGCCGATGCAGGCGACGACAAACGTGGCTGTACTATCATTGAGTGGGGCAAACTGGCTGCCTATCATGCATGGCCAGGACAACCATTGTATCGTGTGTATAAGTTAAGCGATTTAATTGCCACACCAGAAAAGTTACTTGCCGATAACATGCATGTGCGTGTACAGTTAGACATCGATATCAGTTACGAAGAAGCTACATTTATTAAAGAAACATTCTCAAGACAGTATGCTATTCGTGAAATGAGTTTGATTCCGGTTAAGAATCAAGAAGTTGCACAAGACCTGGCGCCTGGTGAGATTAAGTTTGAATCCGTGGACCAAATTGTCACACAACAAATCACAGCAATCGAAAGTGAATTCTACGATCCAAAATTGTTGTTGCAAATATATCAGGCCTTGTAATGAAACACATAGACGACCAGACCGTTGAAATCCTAAAGACATACTTCGAGTTTGACCGTCTATTCGATCTTAAGCAATATGATACTAATAATATGTCTCAATTGTATTTCGATCTTGAAAAATTAACTAAAGAAAGCTACTCTCCTAATTATAGATTTATATTTCTGCACTACGAAACAGAATACTACTTTGACAAAAAATACCCAGGACTAACACTAATCAATCTACAACGAATTCTAGCAGCTCTCGATATATCAAACTACTTTTGTTTGATCTTAACTCAACAGGATCTTTCTCATCATCTTAGATTTTTGCAAAAACAAGAAACTACAGATCTAACATCTATTGATTCAATCAAGTATCAGAATTACTATTGGACTAACGAATATCTGTGTGAGAAGGCATCCACAGATCTTGATCTACAGGAAGATCAAATTTCTAAAAAATATCTATGTCTAAACCGAAATCTTAGATTTCATCGGCGTGTTATTTTTTCTTTGCTCAACAACAACAATTTACTCAACGACGGCATAGTCAGTTATCTTGGGTTAGATAGCCCATCGTTAACACCATCGTTAGAATTTTCAGAAAAATTAAAAAATAAAAAAAATCTTTGTTTACTCGAAAACTCAACCGCAACTCGCGTCAATGATCAATGGCTACTGCATGACGAATATATAAAAAAGTCAGTGAGTGCTGTTCCTATTGGGTATAGTTTCAAAAATTTTAACGAAATAGAAGATCCTACATTATCTTTAAAATTTATAGATGCATCACTGGAACAACAATGCTTTTTACATGTTATTTCAGAAACAGTTTACAATTATCCTAGTAGCTTTTTAACTAAAAAATCGTTAAAGCCTATTATATACAAACGACCGTTTGTGCTTGTTGGACCTGCAGGATCAATAAAAAATTTACACAGTATTGGGTTCAAAACATTCGGTCAATGGTGGGACGAAAGTTACGATCAAATTGAAGATAACGAAAAACGAATGCTATTAGTACTTCAAATTATCAAACAAATTTGTTCTATAGACATTTCATCTCTCCAAGATATGTGCAAACAAATGAAAAATGTGTTAGAATATAACTTTAACTTTTACCGCGATTCTTTTAAAAATCAAGAAATCGATCGCCTGCATAATTTTTGTCAAATGAATCTAAAACCAAGATATGATTGAAATAAAAAATCTAACAGTTAAAAACTTTATGAGTGTAGGTAACGCTACACAAGCCGTTAATTTTGATCGCAAGGATCTTACACTAGTTTTAGGTGAAAACTTAGACTTAGGTGGCGATGGATCACGCAACGGCACAGGTAAGACTACTATTATCAATGCCTTGAGTTATGCATTATACGGTCAGGCTTTGACCAACATTCGCAAGGATAATCTCGTGAACAAGACCAACGGCAAGAGCATGTTGGTGTCGTTGGATTTTATGGTCAACGGACAAGACTACAGAATTGAACGTGGACGTAAACCAAACATATTCAAGTTCTATGTAAACAATGAGCAACAACAAGCGACAGATGACGCACAGGGTGATTCAAGAGAAACACAAGATGCAGTAGAACACATTCTAGGCATGACACATGATATGTTCAAACATATCCTTGCTCTAAACACTTACACAGAACCATTCCTTAGTTTAAAAGCTAACGACCAACGTGCAATCATTGAACAGTTGCTTGGTATTACCATGCTCTCTGAAAAAGCCGAGCAGATTAAAGAACAAGTTCGTCAAACTAAAGACAAACAACAAGCAGAAGATTTGCGTATTAAGGCTGTGCAAGAAGCCAACAAGCGCATGGAGGAACAAATTGACAACCTTAAACGTAGACAGCGCCTATGGTATGAGAAGCATGCGGAAGACATATCAAAACTTGAGAAAGCCATTGAAGGGCTTAAGGCGATCGATATCGAAGAAGAAATTCAGGCGCACAAGGATCACACCGCTTGGGACAATAACCGCAAAACGTTTAACGATCTCCAAAAAGCGTTATCCCAGGCTAAACTTGACCGGGACCGAGAGGACAAGCAGATTAAAAAGCTGTCGGAGGAGATTATCAAGCTCGAAGCACACACGTGCCACACGTGCGGTCAAGCCTTCCACGACGAGAAGCACCAATTGGTCTTGGAGGGTAAACAGAAAGATTTGGCAGATGCGAGAACGTCGAGCCAAGAGCATTCACGAACAGTATCAGATATACAGACTGCCCTCACCGAGTTGGGGGAGATAGGCAAGCCACCCAAGATGTTCTACGACAAGGAATCGGATGCCTTTGAACATCGTGCTAACTTAGCCGCATTAGAAAAACAGTTAGAAACAAAACGCACAGAAGTAGACCCATATGAAGAGCAAGTGTTAGAAATGGCACATCAAGCACTACAAGAAGTTAATTACGACTTGCTCAACGAACTTGCTCGGTTGTTAGATCACCAAGAGTTCTTGCTTAAACTGTTAACTAACAAAGATAGTTTTATTCGTAAGAAGATTATTGAACAGAACTTGAGCTATCTAAATCAACGCCTAACACACTACTTGGATAGAATTGGATTGCCACATAATGTCATCTTCCAAAACGATCTCACTGTGGAAATTACTGAACTGGGTCGCGAGTTAGACTTTGACAACTTGTCACGTGGTGAACGTAATAGACTTATTTTGAGTATGAGTTGGGCATTCCGCGACGTATGGGAAAGTTTATATCATCCAATCAACGTGTTGTTTATTGACGAGCTTGTTGATAGTGGTATGGATACCATGGGTGTAGAGAACTCATTGGCTTTACTTAAAAAGATGTCACGTGAGCGACACAAGAGTATTTGGCTTGTTTCACATAGAGATGAACTTGCTGGACGTGTGGAAAACATTCTTAAGGTTGTAAAAGAGAATGGTTTCACTAGTTACAACACAGATGTAGATATAGCGTGAGGCGTTTAAAAAGATGGCGTCGTAATCGTGCTAATATGAACACACGCATACTCAAAACTCAGGATGCATGTAATATATCAATTCGTCATATCCTATATTGGCGTAAATCACATAAAAAAGGCATGGGTGTGGCACCAATATATAAAACAAGATCCAAAGAATCTATCACACGAGTAACTGTTCGAGTTTCAAAATTGTTAAGAAATAAAAAACATCATATACCAAAATATAAAGTTGATCGGGCTGGTCTAGATTTTTTTTCAATAACCAGTCCAAAAGCACCGAACATGCGTTGGACAATGGCTAGACGTGAGTATCGAAATAACAAGAGAGAAGTAATTAAAAAATTTCCTGATTATGTAGATGTAGCATTGTTTGATAGGTGGTGGTAATCGCCTGAAATTCTGTGGTATTGCAACATCTTTGATAACTAATAGTCCAATGTGGCTGTTTGAATCAAAGGAAATTACAGAATTACCAGAAGATTGCGTTGGTTTCGTTTACTTGATAACAAATAAACTAACCGGCAGAAAGTACATTGGGAAAAAATTAGCAAAATTTAGTAAGACAACATACAAGACAGTAAAACTAAAAAACGGCAACAAAAAACGTAAAAAAATCAAAAGTAAAATTGACTCAGATTGGCAGCTATACTACGGTTCAAGTCCAGAATTATCTAAGGATGTAGAACTGCTAGGACCAGAAAACTTCACTAGAGAAATACTTTATTATTGCAAAAGCAAGTCTGAATGTAGTTACATTGAGGCCCGAGAACAATTCGCAAGACGAGTATTAGAGTCAGATGACTACTATAACGGACATATACAAGTCCGCGTCCATGGTAGTCACATTAAAAACAAACTGTAAGGCAACGCTGTAAAAGACACTGTTTGGCCGGGATTGCTCGGCCCCCATTGAGGATATGTGAGATACCATATTCGGATTCTTGGGCGTCAAGGAAAGAAACTAACTTAAGGTTTTAAATGATTCAGGCTCTGTGAACAAGATACATCCTGGGCTAGATAATGTTTTGCTTATAGGGACATTACTGGTACCGTTGACATGCGAAGCTAGAGTAGGGGGTACAGGTCAACCGCCTCCGTTGTAAGTGTATTACAAATCTCTTTATATAAGACGACTGGTTCGACTCGGATAATGACAGCCAGGAAGTTATTTGCCCTCGGATGGGCGAATAACGACCAAAGGATCTGGATAATAACTGATACACTCACTTCGTTCGTGTTTAATAAAAGTATTGATGAGCAAAGCGAATCAATAGAACTTCGTCAGAAGTTCTCTAAAGGATGTATATCAGAAGAATGGTAAGTTTGTTTTCTTGGTAGTATCTAAATTCTCTTTGACAATGTCAGAGATAATTGCACGTTCACCTTGACTCATTTGCATGGCCTCTTCATAGGTTATGCCACCACGCATGTACCAGCAAAGTTTGAGTACTTCTTGTTTGATGCTTTTAACCTCCTTATCCATAGCATCAACCATGCGGGAAATCCCGTCAGAGTCCAGGACTAGGAGGCGGTTTCGAAAAAATTTGACATGTCCAACGTAAAGTCTTGTTGGAATTCGTTATTGCAATCTTGACATTTCATACCAATGGGTTTGATGTCACTTGCACGTCGTAACTCAATCGCTCGATCTTTAATGGCTTCGAACGTTGATTTAGGACAGTTGTTTAAAAACTCAAGAATGTGATTAGAATCGGTTACCATGGCATCGGCTGTTTTAATTGCTCCCACAGCACTGCTAATATTACGTATGGTCATGGCAGTAATGCGTTTAAATGCTTCGCCAAGTTGACGCATTTTTTCTTCTTCGGGTATTTCGCTATTGGGTAAAATCTGCATGAGTTTTTGATCTTCAAACTGAATCTTGCTGTTTTCGTTTAGTTGTTTATATGTCACTGGTGTAAAGTAAATGGTTAAATCACCAATGGCTAAAGGTTGTTCGTAATCGGGTGTTTTGATGCTGTCGAGAACCATGCGCAAGTCAATTTCAAAATCATGTTCGCTTCCGCATTTTGGACATTTAGTAGAAATAGTCATGTCGTGTCCGTAACTGGCAATTCTAGTGGCCACTAGTAATGCGTTGATATCAGTGCTAGGCACAGCCCATGGGTCTGTAATATTAGGCACACAACTGCGGATAATTTCCACCACAGCACTGCCGTTAAACAGCGCATCCGGTGTGCGACTAGAAATTTCATCAACCGCGGTCATGGGTAAAATTGGTAATTCACCATTGGGCGGCAGGTTAATTGTGCCCGGTGGATACTGTTTACCACCACTGGGTAACCGTACATAAATTGCCGGTTGTCTAAAATGTTTTCTTAATGGGTTTTGTAAATCGGCCATGATTTTGCCTCTATAAATATACTACTACTTATAGGTTAAAAAAGCATGGCTGACGGAATTGACTCCCAAGAACTACAAGCACAAATGGACGCCTTGCGTCAGGCGATGCAAGGGCTGACCGCAGCCACCGACGACGATACCAAATCTAAAATGACCGCCAAAAAGGCAACAGCCGATTCGGTTAAAGCCATTGGTAGTTTTGCCAAAACTGTAGGCGAAGGCAATACAGAATTTAAATCATTTAACAAGATTATCGACACAGCCACTGATGTTATGGCTGGGTTTGCTAAAGCTGTACCATTTTTAGGCGAAGGACTAGCCGCTAGTGTTAAAGCAGTTGGCGAAGCAAGTAAGTTTGTTGTTAATCAACTTGATGCAACGTACAAAGCATTTGAAGATCTTGGCGAAGTAGGCGGACTAACTGCCAAGGGCATGACTGGACTCAACGAGCAGTTCTTACGCTCGGGTATGAGTTTGCAAGGGTTCCAGAAGACTGTTGTACAAAATGCACAAGCTCTAGCTAGATTTGCTGGATCAACCGGTGAAGGTGCAGAACAGTTTAGTAAAATTGTAGGATCAATTGCCACTACCGATGCAGGCGACCAACTACGTCGTTTGGGTATTGGCGCAGATAAAATTGGTGAAACTGTAGCCGGTTTTGTCACACGTGAAACACGACTAGGTCGCGCTCAACAAATGACACAAGACCAGTTGATTGCTGGCAGTGTACGTTATGCTAAAGAATTAGACGAGTTAAGCAAGCTCACTGGTCAAAACAAAGACGCACTACAAAAGCAACAGGATGCCGCTTTAAGTGAAGCTCGTTTCCGTGCTCAAACTGAAAAGATGATTGAGCAAGGATTAGATCCTACTGAATTAATCAACTTTCAAACAGCCGTAGCAAGTATCGCTCCGGGTATTGCTCAAGGTATTAGAGATTTATCTACAGGTGCAGCCACAACTGATGCTGCTAAACAGTTAATAGTATCCACTGGTGGTGCCGCAACTGGTATTCTAGATCGATTAAAGCAAGGTGCTATTACTAGAGAACAAGCCGAAGTTGAATTACAAGATGCATTAAAACGCAACAAGAAGTCCATGGTTGACCATGCGCAGGCAATTGGTAATGATAGTCAAGTGTTTACAGACTTGTCACAGTCAATTGATTACATGAATGCCAAACGTGACAAAGAAGGCAAGTTAATTAAATCTACCCAGGATGCTCAAATAGCCGGTCAAGATGAATTAACTAACAAAACCGTTGACGCTAAAAAACAATTAGAGTTAATGAATCGTAACATGTCCAATTTGGGTTTCCGTCTGTTACCAGCGGCGGCAACTGCGGTAGGTGCATTCACTGAAGCTCTCAACGAAGCAGTGGGTGTAATGTCCGAAAAATTGGGTATTAGCCTACCTGGCGTTGGTGGTACAAGTAAACAAAGAGGTGAGCGCAGACGAGCTGCCGCCGCAGGTCCTAAAGGGCAGGCATTACCAGAAGCAGGAACAGCAACTGAAGCTGATTACAAAGGACTGCGATTAAAAGGCGCAGAAGCCACAGCTGGCGGAACATCAGATCAACGATTAGTGGATTTAGCCTGGTTGATCCAAGACGCATTTGGTGCAGATATCAAATACTTCTCGGCATTTAACGACAAGTATCATATGGATAAAGACAGTGCTCACAACCGTGGTCGAGCACTTGACTTTGTTCTAAATGATCCAACAATGGCCGCATCTTTGGCTGATAGTGTTCGAGCACTTCCGGGTGTTAAGTATGTTAAAGATGAATACAATGACCCTAGTCCAAATTCAACTGGCGGACATATCCACGCAGAAATTTTGGCACGTAATGGATACAGCGGAACATTAAGTGGCCCAACAAGCGGATATCGTCCTAATTTGGTCATGCATGGTACTGAAACACTAACAGTACAACCTACTACAGGTGCCGCAGGTTCGGCTGCTACAGCTGACACCAGCATACTTTCGGCACAATTGGACAAGCTCGAGGAGCTAGTTGGTGTTATGAAAACACAAGTATCAATAAGCAATAAGTTATTGTCATACCAAGGCTAGCAATAAATAATACACTATGTCTTTCTATGTTTATCAATACATCAATGAGTTCGGTAATCCTTATTACATTGGAAAAGGTTCTGGACGACGTATGCATGTAGAACATAAACATACCAAATTACCAGAAATTAACCGACGTATTATAGTTAAAGACGGACTTACAAATGATGAAGCTAAATCATTAGAAAAACAGCTAATACAACAATATGGTAGAAAAGTTGATGGAGGGATTTTAGATAATATTAAAATCAATCAATGGGCATGCTATACTGGTTGGAAACATTCCGATGAGACAAAACAAAAAATAAGCCTGGGTAATAAAGGAAAAAAAAGAACCCCCGAACAGCGTAAAAATTACAAAGGCACAACAACAACAAAAGAACATGCTGAAAAAGTAAGACAGGCAAATTTAGGTCGTGCCGATGATGGTAGATATGTTAAAATTGGATTAACAAAAAGTAAACAACGTTGGTACACCGACGGAAAAAAAACTATTATGGTAAATCCTGGTGATCAACCAGAAGGATTTCACCCAGGAAGAAAATTAAATGGCTGATTCAAACAACGGACGTAACGGACGCAACGGTGGGTGGCGAAAATATTTCAAGGTCGTTAATACTGGCGGCCAACTAAGTCCTATTTCGGGCTCAAATCAATTTGGTTTACCGGGCTACGGTAAAACAGGTACCGCCGGAGTTCAAGGTGGATCTAACTTATATGGCCACGCAGAAATGGCCTATCGCAATTATGCTAGCCGACTACCTGAAGTATATTCTGGACACCCAAACCGCATTGAACGTTACAACCAATATGAGAACATGGACTGTGACAGTGAGATTAATGCATGTTTGGATATTATCGCAGAATTTAGCACACAACTTAATGATGATAACGAAACACCGTTTGAAGTTAAATTCTCAGACAAGCCAACAGATCACGAAGTTGAAATTATTAAAAAACAGTTAAAGCAGTGGGTTAAACTTAACAAACTAGATCAACGTATTTTTAAATTGTTTCGTAATGCCATCAAATACGGTGATCAGGTATTCATTCGTGACCCTGAAACATTTGAAATGTACTGGGTTGACATGACTAAAGTTAGCCGAATTATTGTCAACGAAAGCGAAGGCAAGCGTCCTGAGCAGTATGTTGTTCGCGACATCAATCCTAACTTCCAAAATTTAACAGTAGCCGCAAAAACTACCAATGACTTTGTGACCAATCCTAGTGTTGGATCAATTACCAATCAGGGTAATTACACAGCACCTAGTGGTAGTCAAGGACTTGTAGGTAACAGTCGTTTTGCTCGTGCTATGAACGAAACAACCATTGATGCCAAGCATGTGGTTCATTTAAGTTTAAGTGACGGTTTGGATATATTCTGGCCATTTGGACAATCAATCCTAGAAAACATTTTTAAAGTTTACAAGCAAAAAGAATTGCTCGAAGACGCTGTGTTAATCTATCGTGTACAACGTGCTCCAGAACGCAGAGTCTTTAAGATTGACGTGGGTAACATGCCCAGCCATATGGCCATGGCTTTTGTGGAACGTGTTAAAAACGAAATGCACCAACGTCGTATTCCTACATACTCAGGTGGCGGACAAAATATGGTTGATGCCACATACAATCCGTTGTCAATTAACGAAGATTTCTTCTTTCCTCAAACTGCTGAAGGTCGTGGATCAACTGTTGATACATTACCAGGTGGTCAGAATTTAGGTGAAATTGACGACTTAAAATATTTTAATAACAAAATGGCACGTGGTTTGCGTGTGCCATCAAGTTATTTGCCCACTGGCCCGGATGACAGTGATCGTGCATTAAATGACGGACGTGTGGGCACAGCACTTATTCAAGAATTCCGCTTTAATCAATATTGTGAACGTTTGCAAAACTTAATTGTACAAAAATTAGATGATGAATTTAAGATGTTCTTGCGTTGGAGAGGCTTTAATATTGACGCAGGATTGTTTAGTATTCAATTTTGCGAGCCACAAAACTTTGCCAGCTATCGCCAAGCTGAAATGGATACAAGCCGTGTAAACACATTTACGTCTCTTGAACCATTGCCGTACATGAGCAAACGTTTCTTACTCAAACGTTATCTTGGCTTAACTGAAGATGAAATTGTTGAAAACGAACAACTGTGGAAAGAAGAGCGAGATCAGCCAGAATTACAAACTACACAGGGACAAGATCTACGTTCCATTGGTATTACACCAGCAGGCATAGAATCTGACATTACTACCGGAGAAGAACTAGCCGGCGGTATGGAAGCCGCAGGAGTACCAGGTGGTGCACCTGCAGGCGGTGGATTAGGTGGAGGAGCACCAGGCGGAGTAACACCTGTGGCACCTCCTCCAGCGGTGCCAGGAATATAAATACAGTATGATCCTTAATGAATTATACGAACGTAGCCCAGAAGCTTATCAAGATTTAAGTCAAGATAATAGCCAACCTCAACTGGGCGATTTGCGTAAAACACGTTTGACCTTACGTCAGATACGTAAATTGCGTCAAATGAATGATGTTAGAACGTATGAGTATAAAGAAAAATTAAAAGAAATTAAGAAACAATATTCGCCTCCAGCGGCTCCGCCTGGATTATAAAAATCTTATCAAAACCGCCAAAAAGGCGGTTTTTCCACACTTAAAGTACCAATATTTTGAATTATATGTAAATATTTCTACGAGCCATACCTTAAGGAGAAATTATGACATCGAAATTTGAACAGTTGATCGAATATGTGATCAATGATGAAGAACAGAAAGCCCGCGAGCTTTTCCACGACATCGTGGTAGAAAAATCACGTGAAATCTACGAGAACTTGATGAATGAAGAATCTGAAGAAGATTTGGATGAAGCCAAGGAAGAAGATGACGAAGGTGAAGAATTAGACGAAGCTAAAGAAGAAGACGACGAAGGCGAAGAGCTTGACGAATCCGAAGAAGACGTTGAAGAAAGCATTGGTGGTGACGCTAGCCAAGGTTTAATTGACGACGTTGAAATGGAAGAAGAAGGCATGAGCGAAGGCGAAGAAGAGGAAGAGTCTGGTGAAGACTTGGAAGACCGCGTTGTTGACTTAGAAGACAAGTTAGACGAATTAATGGCTGAATTTGAAGCCTTAATGGGTGCTGAAGAAGAAGAGCACAGCGACTTAGGCGCAATGGGCGGTGACGAGCTAGAAATGGACGACACAGCTGAATTTGACGACGGTGAAGGCGAAGAAGAAGTTGAGTTTGATGAACTTAGCGAAAACGTAAGTCTTGACAAAGCTCCAGAGCCAGTACGTTCTGAGCAAGCTTCAATTAACAAGAAATCTACTGTTGCATTTAATAGTGGTGCAGCCGGTATGGAAGGTAAGCCAGTTAAAGAAACTGGTGCTACTAACAAAAACCCAGACGGTACAGCCGCTAACAAAGGCGAGCCAAATGAGTACAAAAAAGGCGAAACAACTGTTCCACACGCTGGTAAGTTCCAAAATGTTCCAGGCGGTGACAAGAAGTTAGGCCCAGCTACTAAGCCACATTTGGCACAAGCTACAGGTGTTAATACAAAGACACCATTTCCTAAAGGCTAATTGAGAGATATGGCTCGATATCTACAAGAACATCTAAGCTTCACTCAAGCACAGGCGCAAGTCTTGCTTGAGGAAGCCGCTGATGGATCAGGTAAGAACTTATATCTCAAGGGTATCTGTATCGAAGGCGGTGTTCGCAACGCTAACGAACGTGTATATCCAGTCAATGAAATCGCAAAAGCCGTAGATACAATTAATGAGCAAATTTCCAGTGGTCACAGTGTTTTAGGTGAAGTCGATCACCCAGATGATTTGAAAATTAACTTGGATCGTGTAAGCCACATGATTGAAAAAATGTGGATGGACGGCCCAGCAGGTTTTGGAAAATTAAAGATTCTACCAACACCAATGGGTGAGCTAGTTAAGACTATGCTCACAAGCGGTGTTAAATTAGGTGTTTCCAGTCGTGGATCAGGTAATGTCGACGACCGAACAGGACATGTCAGTGACTTTGAAATTGTCACTGTTGATGTAGTCGCTCAACCCAGTGCTCCAAACGCATATCCAAAAGCAATTTATGAAGGTCTTCTTAACATGAAGCACGGTCATAAAGTGTTAGAGATGGCCAAGGATGGGAAGAGTGATAAGGTACAGAGATATTTGAAAGCTGAAGTAATGAGGCTTATCAAGGATCTCAAAATCTAAGGAGAAATAAGCATGTTAGATGCTATGAAACCATTATTAGATAGCGACTTGATTTCTGAGGATGCGAAAGCTGAAATCAACGAAGCTTGGGAAAACAAGCTAGTTGAAGCCAAAGAGCAAGCTCGTGCAGAACTCCGCGAGGAATTTGCACAACGCTATGAGCATGATAAAAAAGTAATGGTGGAAGCCTTGGATCGCATGGTATCAGAAGGTTTGAACGCAGAGATTGAAGCTATCCGTGTTGAAAAAGCACAGTTAGAAGAAGATCGTGTTAACGGCCAAAAGAAACTACAAGAATCTGCCGCAAAGTTTAACGACTTTATGGTTAAGAAACTTGCAGAAGAAATTGGCGAATTGCGTAAAGACCGTAAAGCACACAACGAAGGCCTTGAGAAATTAGAAGGCTTTATCGTTCATGCTTTAGCTCGCGAAATTCAAGAATTTGCACAAGACAAACAAGACGTTGTTGAAACTAAAGTTCGTTTGGTGCGTGAAGCTCGTGAGAAACTTGAGACATTAAAAGCTCGATTCGTTGCTGAATCTAGCCAGAAGATGGCTCAGGCTGTTAGCCAGCATCTCAAGACTGAACTTAGTCAATTGAAAGAAGACATTAAAGTTGCTCGTGAGAACAATTTTGGTCGTCGCATTTTTGAAGCATATGCTAGTGAATTTGGTGCTACTCATTTAAATGAGAAAGCAGAAGTTCGCAAGTTGCAAGACATGATTGCTAACAAAGACAAACAATTGGCCGAGGCCACTCAAACTCTTACTAAAGCTAAAACTTTAGTAGAGTCAAAAGAACGCGAAATACGTATTATCAAAGAATCCAACGAGCGTCAAGCTACAATGGATGATTTATTGCGCCCTCTCAACGCAGAGAAGCAAGAAGTTATGCGTAATTTGTTAGAAAGCGTTCAAACTTCACGTTTGAAAAATGCTTTCGAAAAGTATCTACCAGCTGTCCTAGAAGACCGCTCAGCAAAAGCTAAAAAAGTAATTGTTGAGAGTGTTGCCGAAGTCACTGGCGATAAATCTGTTCGTGTACAAACCGAAGAAGATAGCAGTAATGTTATCGACCTCAAGCGTTTGGCAGGACTGTAATTTTATAAGGTAAAGGAGACTTAAATGTCACAACAATTATTAGAAAGTCGCTGGGACGAAACCAAACAAGCCTTGTTAGAAGGTTTGAATGGTACTAAGCGCAACTCAATGAATGTAATTCTTGAGAATACTCGTAAGTACTTGTCAGAAGCCGCTTCAAGTGGTTCTACAGCATCTGGTAACATCGCTACATTAAACCGTGTGATTCTGCCAGTTATTCGACGTGTAATGCCAACAGTTATTGCTAACGAGTTGGTTGGTGTTCAGCCTATGACTGGTCCAGTTGGCCAGATCCATACATTACGTGTTCGTTATGCTCAGTCATTGACAGACACATCTGCTGCCGCTACTAGCGTAACAGCAGGTCAAGAAGCATTGTCACCATTCACAATCGCTACTGCTTATTCTACTGTTCCACAAGCAACAACTAGCACAAGCACATACGGTGGTGGTAACACAGCTACAATGGAAGGTACAGGCGGTAAGCAAATTTCTGTACAAATCTTGAAACAGGCTGTTGAAGCCAAAACTCGTAAGTTACAAGCACGTTGGACTTTCGAATCTGCTCAAGATGCACAAGCTATGCATGGTATTGACGTTGAAGCAGAAATTATGGCTGCTTTGGCTCAAGAGATCACAGCTGAAATCGACCAAGAGATCCTCTTGTCGTTGCGTACATTAGCAAGCACAGAGTACACATACAACCAAGCTACAGTATCTGGTACAGCTACATTCGTTGGTGACGAACATGCCGCTTTGGCTGTTTTGATCAACCGTGTTGCTAACTTGATCGCTCAGCGTACACGTCGTGGCGCTGGTAACTGGGCTGTTGTTAGTTCAGCTGCGTTGACAGTATTGCAATCTGCTACAACTTCAGCATTTGCTCGCACAACAGAAGGTACTTTCGAAGCTCCTACAAACACTAAGTTTGTTGGTACATTGAACGGTGCTATGCGTGTTTTCGTAGACAGCTATGCACAAGACACTACTCCAGTGTTAGTAGGTTATAAGGGTTCTAGCGAAGCTGATGCAGCCGCGTTCTACTGCCCATATATTCCTTTGATGAGCTCTGGTGTTGTTCTTGACCCAACAACATTCGAACCAGTAGTAAGCTTCATGACACGTTACGGTTATGTTGAGTTGACAAACACAGCATCATCGTTCGGTAATGCTGCCGACTACCTAGGTGAGATTGCTGTTCAGAACTTGAGCTTCAGCTAATCAACCCCAGGGATGGGAAGGTTCAGAAACCCGCTTCGGCGGGTTTTTGTTTGGCTTAAGGTTTGAAGTATTTTAGATGATTGTGTACACGATCTATTACACTGGTCCAATCATCTCTTTTAGGTTGACGAAATAATTTAGCACTTGGATACCATGGACTGTCGTCGCGATTTAATAACCAGCGCCAATCAAGTGCATGTTGACTTAGTAGTACCCATAGAGGACGACCCAGGGCACCAGCAAGATGACTGACAGCAGTATCCATGCCAATAACTAAATCTAAGTTCATCATTAGTGCCGCGGTGTCAGCAAAACTGCTAATTGCCCCTGGGAACATAGTAACACCTAATTCTGCTAAAATTTTAGCATCGCCATCTGAACAATCGGCTTGTAGGTTAATCCATTCAATGTCAGGGTTCATTTTGATTAATCGTTGCATCTCTTCAAAATTTACAGCTTTATATCGATTAATCCAAGTATCCTTTCGGCCACTCCAACAGAATCCTACACGTAACTTATGTTTTGGCCCTAACCGAGCTAGCCAATTTTTTTGTAAATCGGCTGGTGTTCCAAGATACCCAAGTATTTGTGGTATGTTATTAACTCTAATGCCTAACACACGAGGAATACTCATTATAGGAATCCAGTAGTCAAATTCTTCTTCGGGGATCTGATCATATAAACCTACCCATGAGAACATGGCATAGGTCTTAAATAATGGTACAAGTCCATCAGTAACTTGAATGAATATTCGAGCACCCATTCGATAGAGGTTATAAGCAAAGCGAACAAACTGTATGTTATCGCCGTGACCTTGTTCACCAACAATTAAAATTGTTTTACCTTTAAGATCCTCGCCATTCCACATGGGCTTATTATATTTTGGCAAGGTGCCATCTAAATGTTCAAACTGCCAACGTGATTCGTATTGATTCCAACCACGCTCGTAATCTCCCATGATCAAATATGCCACAGCTAGGTTAAATTTTGCGGTTACCAGGTTTGGATCTAAGATAATTGCGTGTTGTAAAAAAGGTATTGATCTTTCCGGGTAACCGCACTCTCTAATAACATTACCGTAATTACACCAAGCTGCCGCACAGTTAGGATCCTGTACAAATGCTTGGGCATAACAGGCTAACGCCTGCTCGGGTTGATTTCGTTCTCTATATTCGTTGCCTTGTGCAATAAGCAGATTAATATCCATTGGAATATTTAATAATAAATTAACAACTGAAATAATTTGTAATATAATATATGTATTAGGTGAATTCAATTTTTAACTATATTGCTAAATACTAGTCAACGCAATAATGCGTTTTATGCGGCCTTAACCATCCGCGTAGCGGCTAGAACCCGCATCGGACTTCTTTAAGGAGAAAACAAAATGGGTCGTCCTCTAAAAATACAAAAATATCAATCTTCAATTTCTACCGGAATTGATCAAGGTTATCCTCCATTTGCTGCCCCAACAACAATGGACACAAACACTACAGTAGTTCCACAACCTGCAACAACACCAGTACCATTCACTGGCGTAGTTGGCGGTCAACGTGGCGGCGCTGTAAGTGCAACATATCCTGTAGTTGAAGTACAATGTAATATCTTATTGGCAAGTGGCTCTGGTGCTGGAGTACATAATGGCGTTATTTTGCGTCAAAAAGGTTCTCGCAAGTTCTTAGTACAAGACTTAACAGCCGTACAAGACGAAAGTATTGCCGCTGGCAACTCTTACATCATTACTACACTCGGCACAACTGATTGGACATTGTTTGGTGCCCCAAGTGGTGCCGCAGTAGGAACAATTTTCTACGCAACAGCCGCTGGATCAAACAGTGGTAACGGTGTATGTAACTTAGTTGGTCAGTGTGTGTTAGTTAATTCTGGTACTCCAACCGCTGGTAACATGAGCATTACAATGGCAGTTGGTGGCGATAGTACAGCAGTGTACATTTCTAAGTTAACTAACAAGTTTGTTCAAGACTTTAACGGTGGTGAAACTGGTGGTGTTGCTAACACTGGTGATGTTTGGGCTGAAACAGCAGTGGTTAATAACATTGATTATGCCGCTAACTTCTTCACAGACGAAAGCACATTTGCTAAATCTGGTGCTGATGTTGCTACATGGACTGGTACTAACCAACCTGGTAACAACGGTACTCTTGAATTGGCACAAGTTGAGAAGTATACTTCTTAATCTTACCCAGCAAGACCAAATCCCCACTAAGTACTGTGGGGATTTTTTATGGCCATAGCATTTGTATTAGGTAACGGTATTAGTAGACGTGGATTACCACTAGAACCTTTGCGGTCTTATGGTACTATCTATGGATGTAATGCCCTATATCGAGAGTTTACTCCAGATGTATTAGTAGCAACCGACACTCCTATTTCTTTAGCAATACAAGAAGCCGGGTACTCTAAAACAAATAAATTTTACACTAGAAAACCCATGGAAAATTCTGGTGCTCTAGCTATACCCAAAGATTACTATGGATTTAGTTCGGGGCCTGCGGCTGTGGCAATAGCGGTTACTGAACGACATAGAAAAATATACCTAATAGGATTTGATATGGGCCCAGCAGAAAACAATAGAATTAATAACATATACGCTGGCACCGAATTTTATAGATCAACGGATGCACAGCCTATCTATGCCGGCAATTGGATTAAACAAATTAAGTCAATTGCACAAAAATTTCCAACTGTGGCATTTATCCGTGTTATGGGCCCAAACACAGCAACAATCACCGACTTTGATCCAATACCAAATATTACAAATTTGAATTTAACAGCTCTGCAAGAACGCATAAATAATTCAAAGGATCTCTAAATTCATGAGTACAACGTTTAAAAACATCAGTGGTGACTGGGATATTACGGTAAACGGCGGAGTTGGAACCATACACGTTTATGGCGACTTGGATGTTCACGGTAATATTACCTATGTATCTGACTTAAAAGTTAACGATGCGTTTATTATTGTTGCTGGTAACAACACTGGGTCAGTAACTGATGGTGGTTTGCTCATGCAGAAAACCGGAAATACATGGGCTGGTATCAGATATGATACAACTGTTGGATCTTGGCAGGTTAGTTCAAGCACAGATATTAATGGTGTTGGAACATATGCTAACATCTCTACCACCACTCTTACTATTGCTGGTTCTAATACACAAGTTCAGTTCAATGATGGTGGTGTGTTTGGTGCAACTGCTAATTTAACATTTAATAAAACTACAAATCAACTTAGTGTCCTTAAAGGATCACAAGTTTTGGGTAACGTTGGCACAGCTCCAACTGCAACAAGTAATGCTGTGACACTTTATAATCTGGCACCAAATACTGGTGGCACTGGTGTTTATGCTAGAACTACCACAACACAAGATGAATTAGTTAGCCTGACTAAGGCAAGACTTTTTGGTATTATATTTTAAGGAAAAATTATGGCAACAACTTCAGCTTTAGTAACAAGCACAGGCGGAAACGTTTATACCAGCACTGGTAATACTGTGATTACCTGGTTATCAATAACAAATTATTCAGCCACCGCTACAAGTGCAAACGTTCATATTGTACCAATTTCTGGTAGTGCTAATACACAAAATCAAATTATTTCAAATGTAGTAATTACTGGTAATGACACACTACAGCTTTATGTTGGCAACGAAAAATTAATATTAGCAGATAGTTCCGCTGTTTATATTATTGCCAATGCTGATACAAGATTAAATGCAGTAACCAGCTACACATCAGCCTAATGCCAAGTTTTTTTAAGAACCGTCGTATAGAATCTGGCAGTACGGCTGTTCGCGTTCCAGTGGGCACAGCAGCCGATCGCCCCAATTCTCCTGTGTTTGGAATGATACGATATAACACTGATAACGGGCTTTGTGAATTTTTTAACGGAACCATATGGCAAAACATGGGTATCGGTGGTCTTGTCAGTTATACCGTTGACAATTTTACAGGTGATGGTGTAACTACAGCGTTTAGTCCAATGAGTTACACAGTAAGCGATGCTACACAAATTATTGTTTTTGTTGGTAGCATTTATCAGGTCGCCACCACAAATTACACAGTCAACGGTACCTATACTATTACATTTACTTCGGCTCCACCTAGTGGCATGCCTATTAATGTCATCCATACCCAAAACTAAATATACAATCAAAAGGATAATTAATGGCTATTAGTTTTGTCGCGGGTCAAATGTTGCAATCCAACCTTAATCGGGCCGGAGTCGACTTGGCGATTAGTAATGCCAATGTTTCTATTGGAACACATGTAGTAATATCTAATACTGGAAATGTTAATGTTGGTAATGTTAATATTAACAATCTTTCTAACCCTGTACAAAATCAAGATGCCGCCACAAAATACTATGTAGATCATATTGGTAACATTGGTAATCTTACTGTAAGCAACACAACTATTAGTACCAGTTTAGCTACTGGTAATATTACTTTAACACCAACTGGTAATGCTCTTGCATATATTAATACCACAACTGGATTAGTAATCCCAACCGGAACCACAGCACAAAGACCTGCAACAGGTAACGTAGCAGGAACTGTTCGTTTTAACACAGATACCACCCGTATAGAAGTTTACGATGGCACCGAATGGGATCAAATAGTCGGTGGTGTAACAAATCAAACATTTACCGGTGCTGATGGCGTAACAACTGTTTTTACACTTAACAGAAAATCAACTACAGCGGCTACACTGGTCATGCTTAATGGTATCGTACAATTACCAACAACTGCATATGCCGTGACAGATGGCGGGTCTGGAACATTTGGCAACGTATTGACATTTACTCAAGCACCTAGTACTAACGATACTATAGACGTTCGATTCTTATAACTTTTGTTAAATTGCCCTTAAAATGAAATAGCTAAGATATGGTAAATACTCCATAATCGGGGGACGTTGTTGTGGCAAATTTAACAAGAATTAATAATAATCAGATTACTGACGCATCTGTAGGTAACGTATACGTGGGGGTAAATGCCGCCGCAAAATTACAAAATTATACAATCACATCGCAAAAAATTGCGAACAATTTAACTTATGGTAGTGACTTAACTGTTACAGGTAATCTTACAGTTCAGGGTACAACTACCACAATCGATACAAATATTACTACGATTGAAGATCCAGTGATCATTCTGGCCTCAAACCAAACCGGAGCTCCAGCAGTAGACATTGGTTTCATTGGACAGCGTGGTACATCAAATAACGTTGCTTTTGTTTGGGACGAAAGCGCCACAGAATTCATCACAGCGTACACAAGTACAGCTGAAACTAACACAGTAATTACAATTTCCAGTTATGCCAATTTCCATACCAACGATGCTAACGTTGCTGGTAATTTACGTGTTGGCGGAACTACAAGTTTCACTGGTAATATTGCAAGTTTAAATGTAACAGGTAATATCACAGGCGGAAATCTTTTATCTCCTGGTCTAATATCAGCTACTTCAACAATTACTTCGGCTGCCAACATCACTGGTAGTAATTTATTAACTGGCGGATTAATTTCGGCTACTTCAACAATTACAAGTGCCGCCAACATCACTGGTGGTAATTTATTAACTGGTGGTTTAGTCAGTGCAACCGCCAACGTAATTGGCGGTAATATTAGAACTGGTGGTTTGATCACAGCCACTAGTAACATCACAGGTGGTAATTTATTAACTGGTGGTCTGGTTAGTGCAACTTCTAATATAACAGGTGGTAATTTATTAACAGGTGGATTGATATCAGCAGCCAGTACCATAACTGGGTCAAGTGTGCTTGCTACTGTTGTAAGTGCAAGCGGCAATATAACAGGTGGTAATTTATTAACAGGTGGCCAAGCAGTAGTTACAGGTAATATTACTGGTGGTAATGTTTTAACTGGTGGACAAGTAAGTGCCACAGGCAATGTTACTGGTGGTAACTTAGTAGCTGTTACTGCTTTAGTCGCTCCAGCATTAAATGTTACAGGCAACATCACCGGGGGTAATGTACTAACCGCAGGCCAAGTAAGTGCAACTGGTAATGTAACTGGTGGCAATGTAATCACAAGCGGTCTTACATCAACTGGTTCATTAACAGCATCAACTACTATTGTTGCTACTGGCAATGTAACCGGCGGTAATGTGTTAACCAGTGGACTTGTATCAGCAACTGGTAATGTTAACGGTGGTAATTTAATTAGTGCTGCACTAGTTCAAGGCGTAACATTGTCAGCAACAGGCAATATCACTGGTGGTAATATATCAACTACCGGTTCAACAATAACTGGTACTTTAGAAACAACTGGTAATGCATTAATTGGCGGTAACTTAATCGTTCAAGGAAACATTACATACATTAACATCGACGACTTGCGTGTTGAAGATCCAATTATTATTCTTGGTACTGGACCAAACGGTGCTCCATTGTCTACTGACGATGGCATGGATCGCGGTGTTTATATGGAATGGTACAAAACTGGTCTTGGCAATGCCTTTATGGGTTGGGAAAACAGTTCTGGAAATATTTTAGCTGCGACTAGCGTTAATTTCTCAGGCAACAATGTGGTTAATGTACTACAATACGGCACATTCCAAGCAGGTAATTTGTATGTTGAATCAGCAAGTGTTGTTGGTAATGTCAACGGCGGAAATTTAAGAACTGCTGGACAAGTAAGTGCCACAGCAAATATTACAGGTGGTAATGTATTAACAGGTGGCCAAGTATCAGCAACAGGTAATGTCACTGGTGGTAATTTAGTAGCTACAACTGCGTTAGTTGCTCCAACACTTAATGTTACTGGCAATATCACAGGTGGTAATATTTTAACTGGTGGTTTGATATCAGCTACTTCAACTATCACATCAGCCGCTAATATAACTGGTGGTAACTTATTAACCGGTGGACTTATTAGTTCAGCAAGTACAATTACTGGAACAAGTCACTTAGGCTCGGTTGTTAGTGTTAGTGCTAACATCACTGGTGGTAATATATTAACTGGTGGATTGATTTCATCTGCATCAACTATCACTGGTACAAGCCATTTAGGTACTGTAGTTAGTGTTAGTGGAAACATCACAGGTGGTAATATATTAACTGGTGGATTAATTTCATCGGCATCAACAATCACTGGCACAAGTCATTTAGGTACTGTAGTTAGTGTTAGTGGAAACATCACAGGTGGTAATATCTTAACAGGTGGATTAATATCCGCAACTTCAACAATTACAAGTGCTGCCAATATCACTGGTGGTAATATCTTAACAGGTGGTTTAGTAAGTGCAACTGGTACAATAACCGGGTCAAGTCATTTAGGTACCGTGGCCAGTTTAAGTGGCAACGTAACAGGTGGTAATTTATTAACTGGTGGTTTAGTAAGTGCCACAAGCAGTGGTACATTTGGAAATATTGTTATCACTGGTAACAGTATTCAAATGCTCAACGCTGCCGGCAGAATTACTATTGATGGTAACAGTGCTGATTCAGACTTTGCTGTTAACGGCTTAACCGCTAACATATTCTATGTTGATGCCGCAACCAGCACAGCAAGTTTTGGTAATGCAACACAAACAACCAATGCTCTTGTATCATTTAACGCAACTAACTCAATCTTAATGCCGGTTGGTAATACTGGGCAACGTCCGGCCACTGGTGTTACAGGTATGTTGCGTTTCTCTACAACTGAAAACGCTCTTGAGGTTTACGATAATAGCCAATGGTCTAAAGTAGGTGTTCCAAACTTTACTGTTATTGCTGATCAGCAGTTTAATGGTGACGGAGTAACAACAGTATTCACATTAAGTTCAAGCCAGACAACTAATAGCTGTATTGTAAGCATTAACGGTATTGTTCAGATTCCAACGATTGCTTACTCAGTTAGTGGTACAACATTGACATTCACAGAAGCTCCGCAGACAGCTGATGTCATTGATGTTCGTGAAATTACCACAACTACAACCGTTACTTCTGTTAGTAATAGTTCTGGTAACGCTGTGGTTGGTGTCACTGATACAGCTAAAACAGTTCAGGTTACTGGAGATCTAGTTCCAACCGGCAATGCCACAGCTAACTTGGGCAGTTCTACAAATTATTGGAAGAGCTTGTATGTTAGTGGTAACACAATTTATTTAGGTGGATTACAACTTAAAGAATCGGCCGCAAATACATTCTCGGTTTACTCCAGTGATGGCACTACTCCGGCTACACAAAACTTTGGAACCGGTAATATTACATGCGGAAACATTATTAACAGTAATGCCAACGGTGTGGGTAATATTGGTGATTCAACTACTTACTTTAATACAGTCTTTGCTAAAGCAACATCAGCACAATACGCTGACTTAGCAGAAAAATATGTAGCCGATGCGGCATATGCTCCTGGTACTGTTGTAGTATTTGGAGGCAACAAAGAAGTTACAGTAAGTTCAACAGACGCAGATCGAGCTGTAGCAGGTGTAATATCTACCAATCCAAGTTATATCATGAATGGCGGATTAGATGCAGAATTTGTTGCTACTGTGGCACTTACAGGTCGTGTGCCAACTCGTGTAACAGGCACAGTTAAGAAGGGCGATTTAATGGTATCAGCAGGATATGGTTTAGCACGTGCTGAGGCAGATCCTAAGGTTGGTACTGTAATTGGTAAATCATTAGAAGACTTCGATGGTAACGAAGGTATAATTGAGGTTGTTGTAGGACGTTTCTAATACAACATTGTCTAAAATAGGACTCTTAGTTGGGTCCTATTTTTTTGGCTAAATATAGGATAATTGGACGGAATAAATGGCATTAACTAGACCTCGTGCGTATCAGATTTACGACATCGACTATAAACAAGCAGTCCGTGTTGTTACGACCACAGATATAACACTTTCAGGAAGTGCACCTAAAGTTGTCGACGGGGTTACACTGGCACTCAATGATCGTGTACTTGTTACAGGACAATCAATTGGCAGTCAAAATGGTATCTATTATGTCACTACTGTAGGAACAGGATCTAACGGCACATGGACTCGTAGCATAGACACTGATACCACTGGAGAATTACTATCAGGTACCGTTGTTATGGTTACTGAGGGATTAATTTATGCTGATACACAGTGGAAATTAACCACCGACGATCCTATTACAATTGGTGTTTCAACTCTAACATTTGTACAAAACTATTTGGCAAATTCAATTTCAGCAGGGACCAGTAACGTTGTTGTTGCCTCAAATGCAAACGTAACAATAAGCTCTAATGGTACTGCTAATGTATTAACAGTAAGCTCAACTGGTACGGTTACATCTGGTACGGCAAGTGTAACAGGCAATATTACAGGTGGTAACTTATTAACCGGTGGACTTATTAGTTCAGCAAGTACAATTACTGGAACAAGTCACTTAGGCTCAGTTGTTTCTGCGTCGTCCAATATCACTGGTGGTAATTTATTAACTGGTGGATTAATGTCATCTACTGGAAATGCCATCCATGGTAATATCTTAACAGGTGGCTTAATTTCGGCTACTTCAACAGTAACAGGATCAAGTTTCCTTGGCACAGTGGCCAGCCTAAGTGGTAACGTAACCGGTGGTAACCTATTAACTGGTGGATTGATCAGTGCTACAAGTACAATTACCAGTGCCGCTAACATTACTGGTGGAAACTTACTCACTGGCGGTTTAATATCATCAACTGGTAACATTACCAGTTCTGGAAACGTTAGTGGCGGTAATTTATTAACTGCTGGATTGATATCAGCAGGATCAACAATTACAGGCACAAGTCACTTAGGATCAGTTGTATCAGTTAGTGCTAATATTACTGGCGGTAATGTCTTAACTGGTGGATTAATATCAGCTGGTTCAACAATCACTGGAACAAGCTTCTTAGGTACAGTGGCCAGTTTAAGTGGTAACGTAACTGGTGGTAATGTATTAACAGGTGGTTTGATCAGTGCCACAAGTACAATCACTTCAGCCGCCAATATAACCGGTGGTAATTTGTTGACAGGTGGCCTAATATCATCAACTGGTAATATTACTAGTTCTGGAAACGTCAGTGGTGGTAATTTATTAACAGGTGGATTAATATCAGCTGGTAGTACTATCACAGGCACAAGTCATTTAGGATCAGTTGTATCAGTTAGTGCTAATATTACTGGCGGTAATTTATTAACTGGTGGATTGATTAGTTCAGCAAGTACTGTAACTGGAACAACCTTTATTGGTTCAGTAGTAAGTGTAACTGGTAACGTAACCGGTGGCAATTTATTGACTGGTGGATTGATCAGTGCCACTTCAACAATTACAAGTTCTGCCAATATCACTGGTGGTAATTTATTAAC